ATGAAACGGACTCTCACAATCGTAGCGCTTTCGCTGGCGGCACAATCGGCCGTCGCCGGCTGCTTCGGAACCGGATCTTTCCAGACCTGCACGGATGACAGCGGCAACACCTACAATGTCCAGCGCTTCGGTAATACGACGCACCTGGACGGATATAGCGCCAACGGCTCCCACTGGAGCCAGGACAGCAGCACCATCGGCGGCACCACCTTCCACAATGGCTACTCGGCCGATGGTGGCAGCTGGAACGGGACCAGCACCCGGATAGGCGACACCACCTTCAATTCCGGAACCGACTCCGACGGCAACCATTACCAGTCGACCTGTAACAGCTACGGCTGCTACTGATGGATGCGACCGAGATCGTCGGCGGCATCATCGGCTTTCTGGTGCTCGGCGGCCTGGTAATGACCCAGATGCCACGCGCCTGGCAGACCACGGGCGGTTGGCTGACCGTCAGCCTGGCGGGCATTCCGCTGTTCATCATGCTCATCGGCCTGCTGATCAACGTGCCCGCCCTGCTCTTCGGCGCCCTGGTGCTGACCGGCCTGTATGCCGGACAGCCCAGGCGTCGGCGCTGATCAGCGCTTCGCGCGCATATCCTCCAGCCGCTTGCCGGCCATCTCTGTCAGCCGGTTCTTGATCACCAGTAGGCGGTCCAGTTCTCGGCGCTTGGCATCTGCGTCGAGCTCGCCCAGGCGCACGGCATCCATGCGGCCGTTGATCGCGGTCAGTCGGCGCTGCACCTGGTTGAGTTGCTTGCGCGCCCCCAGCAGATCGCGCTTTTCGCTGATCACCTCGCGCGCCTCATCCATGCGGCCGAGTTCCTGCAGCTCCTTCACGTCGGCGTAAGCTTTGCTTGCCTCGCGCAGCCCCTCGTAAAACAGGGTGCTGTACCGGGTGTAGGCCGCGGGCGTTTCGAGGTCGCGGTAGAACCGGCGGATCGGTTGGTATTCGTGCCAGTGCTTGGCCGGCTGGCTTTCACCGTTCGCTGCACGCCACATCGTGTCGACCATGCCTGCGCCCCAAGCACCAACCTGGCCGAGGTAGCCAGCGATCAAGTGGTCCGCCTGGATCGGTGACACCGCCAGCGGGAACTCATCGCCGAACACGCGGCTGACGGCCGAAGCCGCACGCGCCGGCGCCGTGGTGGTCGCCCGGGTACGCAGGCCCTTGCTCAGGCGGTCCATGCCGGCCGATTCGATCGGTCGACCCGTGAAGGCGTCCACGTTCGAGTAAACGTCCAGCACCGGCTGGAACATGTGCGGTACCGGCGAAAAGGAGAAGGTCTGCGTCAGGGTGTGCCCCAGGCGTTGCGCAAACAGCTTTCCGGTGGCCTTGTCGTCGATGCCCTGCTGCAGCAGGCGCTCGGCCATGGTCGCGATGGCGCCAACCTCGAACGGCTTCGGGATGAAGAAGGCTTTGCCACCCAGCCGGACGAACCAGTAGGTGTCCTTCTGCCATTCCTCGAGCTTGCGGAACTCCTCGTCGTCGTTGTTGACCAGGAACAGCGCCATGCTCGCCAGCGACAGCGCACCGACCACTGCCGTGAAGCGCGCGGCGGCCTGCTTGTCCGATGCGCTGCCCTGGCCGAACGCGGTCAGCAGCGACGGCTTCACGCCTGCCCGATACAGCTTGTCCAGACCCTGCAGGCGCGCATTGAGGAACGGCACGACGCGGATCAGGAAGCGCACCGCCGGCCAGGCGCCGTGCATCGAGAAGTCCATGAGGTCGCGCGCCTCGAAGGCCGCGGCCAGCTTGCCGCTGCCCTGCTCGTTCTGCTCGAAGATCGCCGCCCGGTTGGCGTTTTCCGCCGTGTTGGCCACGGCGTTCCATGCGTCCCAGCCAGCCTTCAATGCCTGCGGCACCAGCTTCGGTCCGTCGATCAGCTTGGCGCTGCGCAGGTTGCGGGTGATGTGCGCCTTTACCTCGTCCGGGTCGTTGCTATAGATGTGGCCGAAGCTGAAGGCGCCGCCGCTGGCGAGCATGCGCGCCCGCTTACGGGCATCGGTCCAGCTGCTCCCGCCGACCGCGATGTTCTTCAGGAAGTTCTTGCTCACCGGCGAGGTAGCCGTGGCGGACATCGAGTCTCGCAGCAGGTTGGCGACGATGAACTGCGGCGTGATCGTGGTCATGTTGGTGAATAGGCGCTTGAAGAAGCTCATCGCCCGCACTGCGGTGTTGTTCAGCCCCGCATCGCTGAGCGAGTTCAGCGCTTCGAATACCAGCGGATCGGCGATGTTGTACCACTGCTTTTCGCCGGCCTTCAGTACGAAGGTGCTGGCCTTCTTGTCCCGCGCCGCCTCGCTCACTGGCTGCGCAATGCCCAACTGCTCGGCGTTGTCGATCGCCTGTGCCGCCGCCTGGTTCTTCAGGCTGGCCTGCAGCAGGTGGTTGAAGTTCAACAGCGTGTTCTGCAGCAGGTCGTTCAGGCTCTGGCTGCCGCCCTTGAGCTTCTTGTAGGCCTCCTGGCGGGTCAGCCCCTTGGATGCCATCGGGCCGACAGCTCCGTCTTCATCCATCACCCGGTAGAACGGCACGTAGAACTCGTCGCGCCAGAGTGCGCGGCTTTCAGGGGTGATGACGCCGGTCTGCTCGGCGATCGCCAGCACGTCGTCCCGGTACTGCTGGAACTCGGTAAACACTTCGGAATAGAGCGCGCCGCGCGCCTTGCCGTGTTCGGTTGTGCCGCGGTTGAGGGTGCGCAGCGCATCGATCTCGGCGGCGTCGAACAGGTTTTCCCGGCCTTCGGCGGCAAGCTTGGCGGAGCGGTTACCGGCGATCCAGCCCATGAAGCGCTCGATCTCCGCCGCGGAGCCCAGGCGCGCCAGCGTCGCGCCCAGGCCGAGCGCCTCGCCGTCCTGAATGTCGATCACCTTCTGCTGCTGGTCCAGGTAAATGCGGCCGTTGTTGAGCATGGCATGCAGTGCGCCGCTGGCCGCCGACGACATGCGCGCCAGTACCCAGGCGCTGCTGGCAATGTCGGTGCTCAGCACATCCTTGCCGTGCGCTGCCTCGTCCAGCTCGCGCAGTGCTGCATAGCGGTCGACAAGGCCTTGGCGGATCTTCAGCAGCGCCCGGTCCGAATGGTCGCGGAACCAGTCGATGGCCTGCTGCTTGGCAGTGCGCGGGGCAATCTTGTTCAGCGCCTCCTTCTGCTTGGCGGTCAGGTCGGTGAACGCCTCGGAGGTATGCTGCCGCTTGCCGCCCAAGGCATAGAGCATCCGCTCGCCATCCGCGGCGCCGGCCTGGTTGTCGCGCAGCCAACGACGGGACTGCTCGCCCAGCGCCAGAATGTCGGTATAGGTCCAGGGCACTTGCGGAATCAGCGCGCGCAGCAGCTCGCGGATCTTCGACAGCACACGCTGCAGCGCGGTAGGCCGCTCGCCGTCCTCGATGAGCAGCGCCACCATTTCCTCGGCGATCATCAGGCGCCGCTTGCGGGCGTCGAGCTTGCGCAGCACCTTGGCATAGGCCTCGCGAATCTGTGCGATGCGCTGGCGGCCCTTGGCGCTGGCGGCCTGGCTGGCATAGAGCCGCTCCATGGTGGCGTCCAGCTTGTCGCCCAGCAGGCCATGGATGCCGCGGTGGCCAACCTCTTCATGCACAGCGGTATAGAGCGCGTCGGTAACGCTGGCATGGTTGCCGGCAACCACATAGGTCGCCCCACTGCTGAAGATCCCGCGCAGTTCGTCCGGCGCAACACCGTCACGCTTCGCCCGGATGCGTGCCGATAGCGGCAAGTCGTCGAAGGACTGCACGACCTTGACGCCAGCAAGCTCGGGTGATGCTGCGAGCGCCTGCGTGACAGCGTCAGCCTGCAGCTGACCGTTCTCCCCGTCATCCAGCCGGTAGAGGCTCACGCCAGAATCGGTTTCGCGGGTTTCGATGGTGGCGAACAGCTTGTCGAAGGCCTCGTTAACCGGCCCCTGCTCGTCCGGGGTCAGGTAGGGGTAGCGGTCCTGGCTGCGCGAAAATTCCTCGAGCGTGCGGACGTTCGCCAGGTAGTCGTTGCGATAACCGCGGTCCGCCAGCCGCGCGATCACGTAGGTTTCAAAGGAGCGAGCGCCACGCTCGATGATGCGCGACCAGTAGCCATCTGCCGTCCCTCTGTCCAGCACAGCAGAGCGCTTCGCCATCGGCGAGCGGTCAAGGGTTTCCACCAGCTCGGCGAATGCCTTCTCGACCTTCGGCCGGACGCCTTCGGGGTGGGCGGGGTCTGCGGTCCAGTTCTCCTCGGCGTACAGGGGCGCGTTCGGGTGATTGGCCTGGTACATATCCAGCTTGGCGCGAGTCATGCGCTGCGCCGGATACTTCTTGTTTACCAGCATCGGTTCTGGGCGGTAGGTGATGTAGGAAGCCTCACGCACCTTTCCGGCGTCACTCTCGCCACGCTTGCCGGCGAAATAGTTGTCGAGCGCATGAAACCATTCGTGCGCCAGCGAGCCCGCACCCTTGGTCTTGGTCAGGTTGATGACGACGGTGCCCGGCTCGAAGTGAGCGCTGGCCCGGCCTCGCCCGCGCGACCCGAAACCAATGCCCAGACGGCCCTCAAGGCTCAGCGCCTTTGGCGGCACGCCGATCACTTCGGCCAGATCCATGAAGGAATCGTAGGCGTCGTTGAGCATGCCCTGCCGGCCATCGCGCGCAGCACCCTGCGCGACCCAGTTGCCGAACTCAACTCCCCTGAAGCCGAACGCCTCAAGGAATTGCTCGGGGGTGATGTCGGCCCCGCCGCGGTGATCAGTGCCCGCGCGCACCTCATTGAGGCTGCGGCGCATGTCGGCCTTGGTCACGTTGTCGCGGTTCTTCACGGCATCCCATGCAGCGACCAGGCTTTCATGACTGTTTGCGATGTGGTCCCTGGCCTCGGCAACAGTCTTGAAGGTGGCGAGCCGTCTGGTTTCGCGGTCGCCATTCTTCGCGATGAACACCTCTCCGGTCCCTCGGTCCGAGTAGACGTCGAACTTCATCTTCTTTTCGGGGGCTGCGTTCAGGTTCAGCGCCAAGCGAATGTCGCCTATCGCCTCAGCAATGGATTTCTTGCCGTAGAAGTGCTTGCTGCGGCCGTCGATCTCTACTTCCGCCCAAGAGCCCGGCACCATCTGCCCGTCCTGGCTGAAGCTGCCAACGGCCATGCTTACGCGCCCGATCCGGCCCCACTGCGAGCGTTCGATGCCCATCAGCAGCTCGATCTTGTCCGCCACCGACCGCAGCGAAGGGCTGAACTCGCGCATCTTCGCGACGGTCGATTCGCTGCCCAGCCGGGACAGTTCGGCGAGAAGTTCGCGTGCAGCCTTCACCCGATTGACCCAGCCGGCGACCCTGTACGAAACGCGCGGCTTGGCCGGGATGAAATCGCGCACCGTCTGGTAGGCAGCGGCGTGAAAGCTGTCTTCGATCCGGTCTATCTCGCCCTTTGGCCATAGCTCGCTGAGCTTGCTGTTCGCAATGCCCTGGTCGTCCATGTTGTCCAGGCGCTCGCGCACGCCGCGCAGCTCATCTTTGCGGGCGCCGCCCAGCTTCTCGCCGAAGTCTTCGACCTTGACAGGCTTTGGCTCGGCGGCTGGTTTTGCAGGGCTCGGCTTGCCCTTGACCAGTTCGGTCGCTTGCTCTTTGGCCTTGCTGGCGGGAGTGGTCGGCTGGGCGCCGAACATATCGTTCTGCCCGCGCGCGGCGGCAACGTCAGATATCCGGTTGGAGCCGGTAAGGGTGAAGTCTTCGCGGTCGCGGTCGGCCTGAACCTTCTGCTCGGCCTCGCGCTCCTGATCGGCGCGGGCCTTCTCGGCGGCAGCGTTGCGCTCCGCCTGCTCTTTCAGTCCTGCTTCGGTTTGCTGCTCGAGGTCGAACGCCGTGCCAGGATCTTCTCCTGCAGCGCGATCTTCTCGCTCATCAGCTTGCCGAATTTCGTCGTCACGGCGGGCGGCTGCAGCTTCGTCAACGGGCTCTCCGTCGACGTAGGTGTCGGGGTCTGTTTGGGCATCTTCCAGGGCTCCATCAAGTTGTTCGCTGCGAGCGATGGCCATCTCGTCGAACGAGCGCGCATCAGCAGCGGCTTCAGGGCCATGCTCGGCCTCGATGCGTGCATATTCAGCTTCGCGCAAGTCGCGCTCGGCCGCCAGCTGTTCATTGATGCGGTCGAGCATCTCCAGCTCGTATTGCTCCAGCTGCCGGGCAGAGTCTGGCGCATAGTGGGTCTTTCGGCCAGCGAGCTCGTCACGCAGCGCGTCCTGCAGCCAGCTCACGCCGCCGTCCCGATCCATCTCGCCGGCAGGCACGTAGCCGTGCTGGTCGAGCAGCGACGCCATGTCATCCAGGCTGGTCCCGGTAACGTCGCTCCAGAGCGCGCCAATGCCCGGGATGCTCTTGTTGCCCTTGGTGTCGCCGGTGGTGTCCTGCTTCCATCGATTGGTGATGCCGCCGAGCCGGATGGCTGCCTGCACGACGCTATCGCGGTCTCGGTCCACGGCGCGCCGTGCGCCCTTCGGCTTGGACTTTTCCTGCGGCTTCTGCGGCGCAGCGGCCGCCGCCGGCTGGACGATCGGGCTCGGCAGTGCGAGAGGCTTGGAAAGCGCCCCGCCTTTCAGCCACGACTTGAACTCGGCCACCGGCATGGCGGTGACCGGCCCCACCTTCCAGCCTTTGTCGAAGTTGGCGCTGTACGCCTGCAGCGCAGTCGCCTGGTCGGGATAGCCCAGCATGGCCTTGTGCTCATCGAAGCTGCCATCCTGCTGGTTGATCTGGTCGACCACGAACACCTGATCGCTGTCCTCTTGCGGCCCCACATAGACATCCACCTGCTCGCCGTCGGCGCCGGTGGTGCGCTTGATGTAGCCGTAGTGGTCGCTCATGGTGCGGCGCCACGGCGTGCCGTCCGGCCCGGTGCCGCTGCGCTCGGAGCCTCGCGGATTCTCGATGGAGATGTCCAGCCCCTGCACCCGAACACGGCCCTTCTTGTAGTTACCGGCCTCGATCTGCGCAGGCGTAGGGGCAGGCAGGTCGTTGCTAGGCGAAGTCGCCGCCTCATGTGCCGCCTGATCGACGGGGCGCATCTGGTAACGCTTCGGATCTGCCGGCACGCGCACGGCAAAGCCGCCATCGACCTTGGCGACCGTCGGGTTACGGCCTGCCCTCTTGGCTTCGCGGAACGCCTTGCTGGCCTTCGCTGCGCCGTGCGCCTGGAACGGCTCGCCTGTGGCGCGGGTCAGGATCACGAAGTCATCCTCGCGGCGAATGGCGGTTGGCGCCTGCTGGTCCATGCCGCGGCCGCCCGCCAGGGGGCGCTCGAATGTCTGCGGCGCCGTGGCGCCACGCTGCGCATTGCCCTGGCCGTCGACCACGATAGCCTCGGGCTGCGGCAAGGCTGCCTGCTGGGTTTCGCCTTCCAGGGTCCGGCCCTTCTGCGTGGCGGCTTCGGCTACCCGCTGGCGGCTCCCGTGCTGAAACTGACCCTCGAGTGGCGCCGGCTCGCCCCGTGGCACCTGGCGCTCCATGCCTTCGCCACCCACCGGGCGATCAGCGCGGTTGCGCGGATTGACCCACTGGCGCCCCTGCGGGGCTGGCTGCATCTGGCCGTCGACGTTGCGCACCGGGCCGACGTCTTGGACGTTGCCCTGGCGGTCGGCGAAGAAGGTCGGCTCGGGCGAGGGCAGGCCCTGCAGCCCCGGCGCCGGCAGCGCCGCGGTCTGGGGGGTATCGTCGAACGTAGCGTCGGCTTCAGCAGCAGGTTCGGCAGGGCGCGCCTGCGGCTGCGGGCGGCCCAGCGCCGCGCCAAGTGTCGCGTGACCAGCGCCACCCATCGCGCCAAGCACTGCATCGCCGAAGGTGTCTTCGGTCAGGTCGCGCTGTTCGCCGATGGCCCTGTTCGTCGCCGCCCGTGCAGCAACGGCTTCGCTCACCTCCTGCGCGCCTTCGGCAGGCGCATCCAGCAGCAAGCCGCCTGCCAGTCGTCGACCGACGCCGCCGCCGATCTGGCGTTGTAGTGGGCCCAGTGCGTAGTTCGTCATTGCGCCGCCCAGAGCGCCAGCCGGAGCCGCGCCCTGGAAGGCGGCAGCGCGTGCGGTAGCAGAAACATGGGCGCGGGCATCCGCCTCTTCCACGCCGCCCGCGCGAAGCTCGCGGTAGAGGTCGGACACCTGCTGCAACTCAGCGTCCGGGATGGCCGCAAGGCGCTGCTCGACTTCGTTGCCTGCCGAGCCGCCCGCCTGTAGCCCGCCGATGCCGGCCATGCCGGTCATGCGCGCCTGCCCGCCCGGAATGGCGAGTGCGGCAGCCTGCGGCACAAACTGGCCGACCAGGTTCGCGCCATGCAGCCCGTAGCCGACCAAGGACGGATCGTCACCCATGCTCCAGCTGGACGGGTCGAGCACGTCGCCTTGCGGGGTGCTGGCTTCCAGTGCCTGCTTGGCCGCATCGGTTTTGGTGGCCTGGACCTGTTTGCCCGCCGCCTCGATCTGCCGGCCCGCCGGGCGAAACAGCAGGTCGCTTGGTGCGGGGATGCTCTTCAGTGCGTCGACTGTGCCACCTGGCAGGACCGCGCGTGCGCCGCGCTCAATCGCCCCACCTGCCGTTGTCAGCAGGTCGCCAAAGCCGCTTACGACAGAGCCGGTGCCAATCAGCGCCCCGCCGGCCAGTTCCTTGCCGAAGTCAGCGGCCTGGATGCCACCCTGCTCGCCTGCCGCCTCGGCCGGCGCATCGTTTGCCGGCTCGGCGGCCCGATACTTGGCCCACGGCCCCGCCTGCCCTGGCGCTGTCTGTTCGATGGCAGGCTGCTGCTGGTACTTCTCCCAAGGCCCCGCCATTACTTCTTCCTCCAGTTTTCCGGGCTGGCAGGATCGCCACCGAGGAATTCGTAGCCGTCTTCCACCTGCCCCACCTTCGGCGCGGACGATGAGGCTTGCGCTGCGGGCTGTTCTGCCTGCTGCGCCGGCTCAGGCGCGCCGACCAGGCCGAGCTGCTGAGCCATTCCTTCGCGAGCCTGGATCAGTTCCGCGCGCTGCTGACGCAATGCAGCCTCGGTATCCGCATCCGGGAACGCTTCAAGCTGAGAGTCGATTTCCTTGATCTGGCTGGTGAGGTAGTCCACCCGGTAGCGATCGCCTGCGCTGATGCTGCTGTCGCTTCCGCCTCGCTTGAGGCGCACCAGTTCGTCGCGGGCCTGCTGGTCGCTCATGCCGTTGGCTTTCAGGTACTCGAGGGTCTTCACGTCGCTGCTCGGCGCGTAAGCTCCGCCGGCACCGACTGACTTTCGACCGACGACGCTCTCCATTTTACCGGTCGCCGCATTGCGCTGAAGGATTGCGCCGTCCGGACCTTCGACCAGCTCCCACTTCTCGGCTTCCTTGGGCAGGTACCCGGAACTGCGCAGGTAGCCCAGCATCTTTTCGCGGTTCTGGCCGAGCGCCTGGTAGATCGATTTCGCCCCCATCACCGGAGCGATCGCCTGATCGATCTCGTACTGCGCGACCTCGTCGTCTTCTCCTTCCAGGCCGCGGTTCACCGTCATCGGTGCTAGGCGCTTGTTGCCCTGCTCGTCCTCGACTTCCAGTTCGAACACGAACGAGCCTTCCTTCTGCCCGGGGTACATGCCAGCCAGACGCTTCTTGCCGCCGTTGCCGCGGTTCACCCGGGGCGCGTAGAAGTCGTTCATGGCGTCGACGGTCTGCTGGCTGAACAGCGAGCCTTCGCCGCCGGCCAGCTTGTCGGCGTACTGCACGGCCGCTTCGGTTTCCGGGCGAAACAGGTGGCGAGGGTCCGCCAGCTTGTTGCGCGCGAAGGCCTGCTCGAGCTCTGGCGTGATGGGCGCCTCGATGCCGCTGGCCCAGCCCGTGTAGAACTGGGCGATCTGCTGCTGATCCTGCTCTTTCTGACGGCCTTCCTGCTGCGCGGCAAACTCCTGCTCGCGCATCTCGAGGCCGCGCTGCTGCATCTGTAGCGCCTGGTCGGCGCGAGCACTGGACGCCTTGCGGTGGTTATAGGCGTCCATCATGTTGAAGCCCTGCACGAAGCCGTCGAAGGCCCCGCGGGTATCTAGTCCTGCCATGTTGCCTCCCGGCAATATGTGTGCCCGAAGGCGCTGTTACATGAACGAGCCGGCTACCAGTCCTGCGACGCCGCCGATCACTGCACCTACCGGGCCGCCTACGGTGGCGCCCATCATCGCGCCGCTGGTGGCCATGCCGACCTGCGACTGCTTGCGCTGCGACTTCTGCTGCTGATCGGCCTGCTCCTTGAACATCCGGTTCTGCTGCTGTTGCTTGTCCAGATCCTGCAGGCCCTGGAGCGCCTCGCCTTGCATCTGGTTTTTCAGGCCGAGTAATCCGTAGGACATGGTGCTTACCCCTGCTGCTGGCCGGTGGTGGGAAGGTTGGACAGGCCGAAGCCGCCGGCCAGGATCTGGTCCTGCATGTCGCGCGCCGAGATTTTCGCGGCGTTATAGGCCGAGGCGCCGTCTGCAGCCTGGCCCAGCGAGAGCTGCCGCTGCTCGGCGGTCATTTGTGCCTCGGTCAGGTTGATACCCATGCCGGCCCGCTGGGTTTGCAGGCCCTGCGCCGTGTTGGCGTAGCTGGTGTTCACGGCGGCAGCAGCGTTCGCCCCCTGCCCTGCGGCATAGGATTTGTCGCTGGCCAGATCCGCCAGCTGGTCGATGTAGGGGCTGAATCGTGTCTTCCAGTCATCCCACTGCGCCCGGTACAGCTGGCCGAGCACCTTGGATGCGCCCTGGTCGCCGAGGAATGCCTCGCCTGCGTCAACGTAGACTGCCATGGTCAGCTCCCGTACTTCATGCCGTTGAGCGAGCCGCTGCTGAGCCCGTAGCCATTGTCGAAGCCGGACAGGCCCACGCTCGGGCTTGTCCCGGCCGAGGGCGCGGCGCCGCTGAATTTGTTCATCCCGTAGTTGGCCGCGGCGCCGGCGGCAGCACCCAGCAACTGCAGGTTGGCGCTGCGCCGGTTGAAGTTATTGGCGGCGTCGCTGCGCGCGTCGGCAGCAGACGTCGCGGCAATATCGCTCAAACCGGCCTGTGCCTGGGTCGACTCGCCGGAGCCCATGGCGACGATGTTCTGCAGCCCCTTGACCTGCTCGGCTGCCTGCTGGAACTGCGCCCGCCCCATGGTCTCGCCGCCCTGCTGTGCGTTCTGCTCGGCAAAATCGGCCTGGGTGCCCAGCCAGCGGCCGCTGTTGGGGTTGATGCCGGCCTGGCCCAGTTGCGCATTGATCTGCTGCAGCCCCTGGTTCAGGTTATCCATCGACGCCTGATTGGTCTGGCCGCGGATGTAGCCCATGCGTCCCGCCGAATCCATATCTTCGACGTTGGCCATGTACTGGTCTTCCAGCGGGGCCAGCTTGCTCTGGGCGAAGTTCCACTTCTCGGCAGCCACCTGCGCCGCGTAGCGCTGCTCGGGGGTGTCCTTGATGGTGTTGTCGCTGTCTCCGCCGCCGCTCATAGCGCCTCCTCGGTTCCGCTGCGGAACTCGTTCAGGTAGTCGTCCAGCTTGTCTTCGTGGAAGTGCCGGCGAATGTCGGCGCTCACCTGCTGCATCCAGGCGAACCCACCAACAAGGCCGGCGCACTGCACCACCAGGCCGGTCAGTTGGTCGCGCAGCACGAAGGCCAGCGTGCGGCCATGCCGATCGCCGTCACGCTCAAGTGTCACGCTGTCGCGCCAGTCCTGCAGGGCGGCCGCCATCAGCGGGCGCAGCATCGGCTCATGGGCGCGATAGAAGGCATTGCCGGGGATATCGATCATCGCTTCCCAGAAGGCGCGATAGATCGCATCGCTGGTGACGGGCTTGTCGCCGTCGATCAGGTCATCGAGGACTTGCGAGACGCGGAACAGCGCCTCGCAGAAGAGAATCGCGGCAGCGTGGTCCTTCAGCACATGCTGAAGAAACGCCCGCTCGTTGGGCTGTGGCATCGTTGTCTCCCGACAATGATTGACGCTGGAAGGATATCAAACCTACAGGCTGGCCCGGCCTATGATTCCTGGCTGGATGTAGGTGATCTCGAAGTTTCGGTACATCGATCGCGTGACATGCAGCACTTCGCCGCCGGTAAACGGCCCGACCTTGCGAAAGCTTGTGCTGTCACCGCCTGGCACGTTGAAGCGCTCGCGGACCATGGGGTTGACCAGCAGGTAGTTGTCTGGATCTGCCAGCGACGCATCGGCCGGCAGCGTCAGGAAGTGATGGTAGAACAGCCAGCCATTGTCCGAATGGCGCGATCGGTACCGCCACTGCTGGAACTGGTATTTCATGCTGATGAAGCGCACGCCGGCATCATAGAGCAGCTGGCCGTTTGACCCCCAGATTCGCAGTCCGTACTTGTCGCTCGAGTAGTGGACTCCCCACTCGCCAACCATGAACTGCCACACGCCATGGTTTCGCCCGGCAAGCCCGTGGTTGTGGTGCACATCCCCGCTCGCATGGAAGCGGAACCCGATCCAGCTTCCTGGGCCGCCGATGAACTTCACGCCCATCAGGAAGCCGCCACCTCCGCCGCGCATGAACAGCCAGGGCGGCTCTGTCGTCCGGTAGGTGCGTGAAAAGTAGATGTCGGTGTTGGCCGCGCCGCTGCCGAACTCGCCAAGCTGCAGCACCGGATAGGCATTATCTATCTGAACGACACGATCGTCATTCACCGCTTTGAATCCGAACGCCATCAGCTCGCCCTCAGTACCATGACATAAACCCCCATGTACCAAATCGTTCGGGAGCCCGACTGTGGATAACCGCGCCAGATCAGTTGAACGCCGCCCGGGGCCGGCTCAAGCTCCGGGAGAAAGCCAAGCTCAACGTCCGGGCCGTCGTAGCCCAGATAGCCGGCTTCGGCGCCAGACAAGAACGCGCCATCCACGGCGGGATTGAAACCCGGCAGGGAAAGAAACCAGCTTTGCGTCCTTGTCGCGGCAAGCTCACGGCCGGCGACGTAGGTCGAACTGGTGAGCCGCATGGTGCGATCTCGGGTGTCCAGCCTGAGCTGGCCCTGATTGTTCCAGACGCGCAGCCCGTGGCTCATGCAGTGAGATCTCCCAGCTGCACGCGCAGCCGGCCAGTTGAATCGAACACCTTGATCACGTTGTCGCGCACTTCCATGCGGCCGGTGCTGGAAGAGCCGTTGAGTGTCAGCCCGCCGTTCTTGTCGAGAATCCAGCGGCGCTGCCCCAGGCTGTTCACGGCGCTGGACTGGATCACGCCGGCGATATTGGCGTCTCCAACGCGCAGGCTGTCGACGTCCAGCATGTCGGCGCGCAGCTTGCCGGCGAGCGTGGTGACGGGCCGGCCCGCACTGTCGAACAGCTTGCCGAAGGTGATCGGGCCCAGCTTGCCCTCCTGGATCGAGGCGTCACGGATAAAGGCGCTGTCGATGTAGACCATCCCGTTGATGACCATGAACGGCTTCACCGCCGAAGAAGGAGCGCCGGGTCGCGCAATCCAGAAGCGATCGGCCAGCACAGCGAAGTCGGCCGTCTTGCCGTCGTTGTAGGCGCCGAAGCCTGCGACATAGCCGTTGACGTCCGTCTTCAGAGTGAACTGCGCAGACAGGCCGTTGATGCTGGTGGCTTGCTGCTGAATGCTCGCCGTGTTTCCTGATACGGTCGTCTGCAGGGTGGTGACCAGCTGCGCGGTTGCCTTGTCGCCCTCGACGCGCTCGGTTCGCTCGTTGGCGATGCGTGCATTGACCGAGCCGGGAGCGATCCCGTCGATTAGATCGATTCTGGCGCGCAGGTCTTGCTCGAGCTGCGACTCGCCTAGCTGGCCTGACAACTGCCCTAGCAAATAGGCGGCGTCGGGGAGCGGTTGAGCGAAGGTGCCGTTCGGCGAGTTCGGCGCGCCCTCGACGCCCGATGTCGAGCTGAAGGTGATCCAGTAGTAGTAGCCCGGCAGGTTCAGCGGGTCATCGACAACGGTCGCATCGTCGCGCACCACGTCGCTGTAGAACATCCCGGGTTCGCGCCCGATGATCTGCGCAGTGGCGAAGTTGTCCTCTTCGCTGCGGTAGATATTGGTGAGCGCGTGGTTGTTGTAGATCTCCTGCGGGCGCTCCCAGGTCAGGTGGATCATGCCGAAGAAGCTGCCGTCGGCAGCGAAGCCGGTCGGACGCGGTGGGACAGTCATGTCCTGCGGGCCGTCAGGCTGCGTCAGGCCGCCGTCAGGGTTGCCCGGCACCCGCAGCTTGGCCAGGCCGCCGTCCAGCAGGTCGCGCAGGGTCAGCTTGCGGTCGAGCTTGTCGCCGCGCACGCCCTCCCCCGTCTCTAGGATCTCGGCCATGGCGGCAAACAGCGGTCGAAGCTCGGGCGGCGCTTTCGGCGAGAGCGCCGGCAGCGTCTTGCGTCGTGGGGTCATCGGTGCCTCCCGGCAGGCGATTAAACGATCTCGCTGGGCGAGGATGCGATCTGGACGGACTGTACCTCATGCGCGGCTTCCACCTCGACCTCCCAGTCCCGGCACAACGCATAGCCTGCAGGCAAACGGAACAGATCGCGACTGGCCACAGGCAGCTCCAGCATGGTCACGCCGTCTGCGATCAGCCGCAGCGTGACCGGGTACTGCCGCGCGATGACCTTGGCGCAAGAAAATCCGCCACTTCCTGGCGCGACCTCATGCACTTTCGAGCGCCAGCGCAGCGTCATGGTGTCGCCGGTGCCCCAGGCGGTGATGGTATTCCCCTGGATCAGGCACAGCTGATCTTTCGCCAGGTCGTACCAGCCGGCGGTCGCGCTCACGCCGAAGAACTCGAACCCCTCGCCCGGCGTGAAGGCGAAGCAGCCACCCTCATAGAACGCCAGGTAGCGGCCGTCATGGCGATAGGCGTGGATGGTTTCCGGCTTGAGCGCCTTCCACTGTTCCCGCGAGATCATCGCCTTGGTCAGCAGCTGCGCAGAGCCGCCGCCGACTGCCACCAGGCCGTTCGGCGAGGCATAGACGGCGTATTCCCCCATATCCACCAGCGAGCGGCCAGCAACGCAGGGCTGGTCCTCGTCCAAGTGCATGTCGGCCATGGCTGCAGGCGACGAGCCGGTGATCATGTGCGGACGCCCGTTGGTGGCCACCACCAGACCGCCGGCCACTGCAGCGATGCCCACCACGTCCTCGCTGAACGCCAGTTGGTAGGCGATCGGCCAGGCGTGCGGGTAGAACGCCTCGCTGAAGCACAGAGTGTTGCCGAAGTAGCCAGCCAGAAAGCCGCCCGGTAGCGCCGTCAGCCCGGTCAGGCGATCATCGGGCATGTCCCACTCCAGCGACGGCAGCGAGACGCCCATGCTTTCGCTCGGCACCGTGTCGGTGAATGAGCCTTGAGCAACCGGCACATCGCCTACATGCTGGAACACGCCAGACTCGGCGCGGTAGATGCGCTTGGTGATGATGTCGTGCGCCCCGCTGGGAACGGCCGGCAGGCTCAGCACCACGGCCCCGCCAGCCGGCGCGCCCTCAACCATGTCCCAGCGGATGATCGGCGAGCTGGCGAAGCTGGGTGGGCCCTCTTCGCCGAAGCGACTGACCATCGTCACCACGTAGGACGTTTGCAGCGCAGTCAGCGGGTGCTCTTCTACGCTGACGCGATCAGATGGCGCGGAAACCACGGGCGCGTTCGCGGGCGCGGGAATGCCCAGGCGAAAGCTGCGCGCGGGGTACGGCTGAGCGCCGCCGGTGATCTCGGCGATGCCGCCCATCTTCGGCGGCCCGTCGCCCGTCCAGTAGACGCGCTGCCAGGCGTCATCCGCCAGCGGCGACTTCACCGCGTGCACGCGCTTGCCGCCGCCCCAGACCATCCAGTAGCCGGCGCCATTGTTGCCGTTCGGATAGCGGTACAGCGAAGACGGCGCGATGACGTTCGGCAGACCAGTAATCGGGCCCGGTGCGCGCTCTGGCTTGAGCGTGCCGCGCCGCAGGTAGACATTGCGCGCCACCTGAGCGTTCTGCTCGGGCAGGAGGCGCTCGTCGACGATAGGCATCTCGCCGCGGAATCCCGCGAAGGCCAGCTTCATTTGCGGCCACCGTGCTGGAGGCTGAAGTGGTTGCCGTCGTTGAAGCGCCCGCCCCAGGCGCCCCCCAGCGACTCCCAGTATTCGCCGAGCGGCCTGTAATCCTCGGTCCGGGTCAGGTACTGCCCGTCCTTGAACAGGTTGAAATCGCAGGCGAGCCGCTCCTTGTGCAGGCTGCCGGCCGAGCTGTACGACTTCTTTTCGCCGACCTGCCCATGCAGGCGCGGGTCGCGGTAGGCGTCGCCGAACGTCAGTTCGTATCCATTCTGGTACGCCCATTCGATGAGCAAGCCAATCAGGCGGGTGAAGTGGCGCTGTTTCTGGCCAAGGGTCATGCAGGATCTCCAGTCATTAAAAAACCCGCCGTGGCGGGTCTGGTTTTACGTCGACGGGTCAGGCGGCGAGAAGGCTTCCCACGAAGCCGCAGATGGCGCCCAGCGTGGCCGGGCTATAGCTGGCCGGGCTGGGCAGACCCAGCGCAGACCCAGCGCAGCTGCGCACCACTGGCTGCAGAACTGAGCTTTATCAGTGGAGCGGTTGAGGTTGAGAAGCTGGCTCAGTACCAGGCCCGTCCAGCCGTACCGGTGGTGGTCAGTCGCGGTAAAGTAATCCAGCGCCCGCTGATCGTCCGCCCAGGGCAGCGGCGCCACGTCCCACTTCTCCGGGTCGAGGTCGATGCGCTTGCGGCGAACCCCGCCATCCATCGCCGAGCTGGAGTAGCACCAGCCGTCGATCACCAGCTCGCAATGGCTGTAAATCGAGCCGGTCCACCATTGGATTACGCGGGCGGCGATGCGGGTGTCGCGCTTTCGCAATGCAAGCTGGACGGTCATGCGGCGCTCTCCGGCAAGGTGTAATCGATGGCGACGGCGTGCACCGCTGCGACCGAATCGGCTGCGCGGATTGCGTCGTCTGCGCCCTGCCTCAGCCCTGTCAGCCATGCGGAAGCACGCGCGAAAGCCTGCACCTTGGCCAGCGTCCGAGACAGGTACTGATCGCGGTCCAGGCCGCGGGCAGAGGCCGCCAGATCAATCCATGGCGTCGGCGCTGCCGGGTCCGCTTCCCAGGCCAATGCTTCGGCCCGCTGCCGCTCCCAGGTGGCGATTTCAGAGGCGGGATAGTCGGCCGTCATCAGGGCGATGGCGGCCTCGTACGCCGCATTGTTTGCTGCGATGGCCGCGACCTTCGCTTGCGTCAGGCGACTGGCCATCTCGGTCTCGCGAGCAGCCTCGTACTGCTCAAGCGTCAGCTCGCCAAGCACGCCAGGCGCATCCAGCGAGGCGCCGTCCTCGCACGTTCCGTACAGCGACGGCACGACGGCCGGGTACAGCGATTCAAGCGCGAAGCCGAACTGCAAGCCGGCAACCGCGGGCATTTTCGGGCCGTTGCGCGCGGCGGTCTCGCTGACTGGGCGACCCGTCACTGCATCGACGTAGGTGAAATTCAAGTAGCGCATTTACAGGTCTCCAGCGTGCGCGTAGGCGCGGGTAAACTTGGCGTCAACGGGGTGCCCGTGGCGCAGCATGAGGCGTGCGATATCTGCTCGCTCTCGGAAGGCGCCGCACTGGCGCATCAGGCCGAGGTAGCTGTTGGCGCTGCTGCGTCGGGAGTCCGGATCCCCAGCCGCGGCAACCCGGCGGATGGCGGACGGCAACATCCGGCCCCGCAGGACGCGCCGCCACGGCTTTACGACCTGGCCGACGAAATCGACGCCGCGATCGATTGGCTGCAGTACGGTCTTGGTCGGGTTGATTGCGGCCCGCAGGCGCGAGTCCAGAAACGCCTCAATGCGCCCCTTGGCCTCGGCCAGCCACTCGGTGCTTTCGTGCAGCAGGATGAAGTCGTCGACGTAGCGGATGTAGCCCTTCGGCTTGATTCGGTGCCCGATGAACTGGTCCAGGGCGTTCAGGTAGACGTTGGCGAAGAACTGCGACGACAGGTTGCCGATTGGTAGGCCGCATCCTTCTGCTGCGTGGAACAGGCTCTTGTGTCGAGGAACCAGGGCCATCAGCTCAGGCGGGCTGCGCACGTCGACCTCTGGAAGCGGATCGTGAAAAAGGATCTGCTCGGTAATGCTTCGGGTCCAGCCGCTACCCAGCTTCGGCTCGAGCAGCCCGAACAGGGTCGGCCGATGAATCGACACGAAGAAGTTCGAGAGATCCAGCTTCAGGTAGTAGGCGCGGCGAGACCAGTTCTGCGTAACGCTGCGAACCTGGCGCTCCAGCCGCTTGGCGCCGTACAGCGTTCCACGACCCGGGATGCAGGCGCAGCTTGCCGCCGAGAACGAGGCCTCGAAAGCCGGCGCGATCCGGTTGTACATAATGTGGTGGACGATTCGGTCACGGAACGCAGCAGCCCACACCTCGCGAGGCTTCGGGTTGGTGACCACGAAACAGCGGCTCGCGCCGATCCGGTACCGGCCGGACGCCAGGTCATCGCGCAGCCGGCACAGATTGCGCGCCAGGCGCAGCTCGAAGGCGATCGCGCTGTCGGTGTTGCGCTTGCCTTTCCTGCAGTCGCTGTAGGCGACCACGATTTCTTCCATGGTTGGGGTCATGTCAGCAGGCCCCTGCGGGGTTATCTGCGGACGGGGCGCACCAGATACGCATTGGTCTTGTTGTTGTTGTTCTGGTTGCCATCGCTGAAGCGCTGGATCCAGGCGTTGTTGGTGTTGGGAGCGTACTCAGTCGAAGTTGCGTCTTCACGTCGCCCAGCCGAAGGCGTGTGCCGATCAGCCGGGAAACTGCCCGTAGACCTGCTGCAATGGTGCAGCGGTTTCGCAAGGGCCTGTCGTGGGCCGCAGCCCAGGGACGCAACCAGATAAATCGCGCGGGAAGGATCACCGTGGCAATCCAGCAGCGGGCGACGCGTTGAGCCTGCTGACATGATGTTTGCGCGAGGCGTTACCGCTCGCGGCGAACTTTTGCCATCCGCCAGCCTGCCTGCCGATATCGGCGGTCAGCTCTGCGGAGCGGGCGTATTGCTTCAGGCTGATCAGCTTGAGGTCAGCGGACAGCTGCAGCAGCATCTCCACCACCTGCAGCGTTTCCAGCAGCTTGCCGATGTAGGGCAGCTTGTCCTCCGCCGCATTGGCGCGATAGATCATCAGCACCAGCAGTACGGCCTCGTTGTGCAGGCGCTGACCCAGCGATGGGCGAAAGTCGCGGGCGAAGTGACGAATAAGCTCGGTGACCAGGCTCAACAACTCGTAGCTGGCGCGGTAGATCGGCAGGTTTTTCGATTTGGACATGTGCAAACTGCAGGCTCTAGCCCGCGCAAGCGCGGGCATCAAAGGGTCAAAGGCTAAATTTTCAATCTGCGGACGGGGCGCACCAGATACGCAACGGCCTTGTTGCTGAAGCTCTGGCCGCCATCGCTGAAGCGCTGGACCCAGGCGGCGCTGGTGTTGGGAGCGTACTCAGTCGAGGTCCAGTACCAGGTAGGCACTGCGAATGCCTCGGCTCCGCCCGTCTTGAACGCTGCGGCCGATGTCTGGGCCGGGCTGCCGGTCGTATACGAAGCGCCAACCGGGACGCTGTTGGCGTTATCACCATGGTTGCCGGCCTCGGCGCGCGAGCCAGTGATGTTCGCCGTAGTGTCTGGCTTGAGGTTCCGATACAACAACTCCAACTGGTCGCGCGCGGGCAGGTGCCAATCGGTAAAGCCGCCACCGTTGTAGGCGCGGCAATACTGGGCCGCCGGGTGCGTGGCGTTGTTCATGCTGTTGCTGTTCGCCAGGCCGTCGTGATAGCTCGACGTCCCAGCGGTCGCGCTGTTCGCCGTCTTGTGAGCCAGAGTGGCCTCGGCAGATTTGGGCGCGACGATAATGATGTAGTCGCCATCGGCGTAGCGGATCTTGCCCGCGTAGAACCCGCCGCCAAAGGCCTGCCCGATGACGGTCGGCAGGAACTGATCAGCCGTCCGAAACGCCAGCTCTGCCCACTCGCCCGCGCCGAACGTTGTGCCAATGTGCCGAACCGCCATGTGGTAGTCCGTCGCGACGGTCAGCGTGTTTTCCGGCAGCGTGATGCTCAGCTTGCTGGTGGAGTTGTTCAGCGAGGACCAGACCAGCGTCCCGGTGCGCCCTGCCCCCGTCCAGATTTCCCAGTCGGTCGCCGCATGGGTGTCGGTGTTCGGCCCGATCAGGGCGAAGGGGCCGGTCGATAGCGTCGGGTTGCCCATGACGCCGGTGGCTTCCGGTGATGTGATGACCGGCGCCGCAGGGCGCTCCGGCAGGATCTCCAGCGTGATGTCGCGCCGGTAGTCGCCCGCGAATACGGTCAGCGTCACGCTGCCCGCCTCCATGGGCGCGGTGAAACTGATCGTGCTGCCGGCAATGCTGGCGGTGCCGGCCGAGACCTGGACCAGGTAGCCACTGAACACGTCGTAGTCGGTGATTTGGAATTGCACGCTCTGCGCAATGTAGATGCCGGTCGGGCCTTCGAGGCTTACGGCGGATTCGGCAACCAGATACTGCGGGTGTGGGTTCTGGTCGGCGACATGGACATCGATGATCTCTTTTACCGCCTCGAAGCCGCCCGCCGTCAGCGACTGATAGCAGTAGCTGTTGCCGGGCCAGTTCAGCGCAACCGTCCCTTCGAGCCCCCGCTCCAGCCCGGTGAGGGTCAGGCCGTCACGCGCGGCATAGCGGATGATTTCCACAGCGGCAGGCTTGCCCATGCTGTCCGCCAGCACGAGCACGCCGCCGTCAGCAGGCGGTAGCTGGTATGGCGCCTGAGCAGGCTGAAGCAGCAGGCTAAGGCCTTCAGCCGTCAACGGCCCGTCCAGCTGCGTTTCTACGAAATTGGCATAGCTCATTTGTCACGCACCTTGATCTTGAACTCGACTTCTTTAACCCGGTCCTGCTCGGTGCGCACGACGCAGGTCACGATGTAATCGACGAAGTGCGTGCCGCCCCCCAGCCACAGCTTGAAGCGCTGCGGGCTTGCGCCCAGCAGAACGTAGGGATTGTGCGGCGCCGGGCCCAGCACCAATGCCGGTACCGGCTCCGCTGTGCTGGCGACGGTAATCTCGACCGACTCGATATCGTCGTCCGCGATATCGGCAAACCAGTCGGTCAGGTCAACGTCGTAATCCAGGACGTCATTTGGCTGCTTGGAAAATACGTCCATCTCAAATCCTGATTGTGCGAGGCTCGGCCTCGATGGCGCTCACTCGGCCGGCGTAAGCGACCATCACCGTGCGAGAAGAAGGCGCTTTGGATAGGTCGTTGATCTGGTTGTAGCCAGATGCCTCGGCAACAGCTTGAGCGGTGACGCCGCCGGCGATGACGATCCGCTGCGCTCGCCCGCGGGTAGTGGCCAAGGCTTCAGCAGCGGGTTGATTGGCAAGCATGAGATGCATCGTCCGGGCTTGCGCCTCTGCGGCCAAGACTGCACTGCCAGCAGCACGGAACTCGGCGATGGCGCTGCCGAAGCCTTGCGCAGTGCAATTCGCCATGCCGGCCGCGAAAACGTGCCGAACACCGTAGCCGCTTGCCGTTGCGGTGACCGATGCGGGCTCGCCTTCCTGGCCGGTATAGGTCATGTCCATGTAGCCGGTCGCTTTGGCCGTGGCGATTCCTTTCCCGGCGAATCCGCGAATCTGTACGGCGCAACCGTAAGCGTGAGCGACGGCGCGCATGACCTGGGGCTGGTAGATCAACACATGGCTCAGGCTGGCCTGGGCGGTTGCCCTGGCCGTTCCGAACAGCTCGAAGTGCCGAACACCTCCTTTCGTCACGGCAGCGTCGGCATTGGCCTCTGCGATGGCCATGCCGTTGCCGGCGGCGCCGGCGATATACACCTGAGTACCGAACGCTGATGCCTGCGCGTGAGCGAACTGGCGCCCCCCGATCTGCTTTTGCGCATCACCGAACAAGGCGGCAGTCGCTTGCGCGACACCTCGCCCGACGTGGTAGGTGGTGCCCACCAGCCTTGCTCGAGCATACGCCGGGCGACCGTAGGCCAGCACGTAGCTGACAACTTCGCCATGGGCTGAAGCGACCGCCTTGGCTGGCGGCTGAAACGGCATGCGTACACGCCGCTGCAAGCGGCCTGCTGCGTAGGCATCGGATTGCGCCACACCTTCGCCAAAGAACGAGGCCTGCGCAGCGCCCTGAGCCAGGGAGCTGACCTGCGCTACGCCAGCGGCGCGGTAGAACGCTACAGGCTGCGCAGCGGCTTGGGCGATAGCCTGTGCGGCGTTGCCCTGGGTCGAGGCGTCGCGAAGCGCTTCGCCGAAAGCGGATGCGCTGACTTCTGCAAGCCCCGCCCCTTTGTAGTGAACCTGCGCCTCGCCTGTTGCGGTGGCGCTACAGGCCGCCACTCCTGATACGGTGACATACCCCGCAACAAGCGCGCCCCCTAGTAGCGACCTACCGAACAGGTGCATGGGCTTAGCTCAGCACGACAGAGAGCGAGCCGATCGGGAAGGACACCACGTCAGTCGGGTCCAGGGTTTTCGGGTTAAGCATTGCCGAGTGGTACAGCAGATTTCCGGCAGCCTGAGCATCGAAGATGCCCCAGTGGGTGACCGTGGTTTGCGCATCCACGATGGCCGGGAAGACGATGGTGCGTGTGTTGCTGCAAGCCCCGTTCGCCGGCGCAGTGAAGCCGTCGGAAGTGACGGTGGTGTGCGCCTGCTGCCGCTGGTAAGCGGAATCCGCCACTTCGGCACCCGTTCCGGCATCGGTCGGGTCAGAGGTGAAGAGACCGATGAACACGGCACCACCTGAGTAGGTGCCGCCACGCAGCGTCACGTCGGCAAGCTTGTTTTCAAGATAATCAGAAAAAGCGGACATAGGTGGCCCTCCCGGGCTGACATGCAGGATGTGGGATGTTTCGTTGAATCAGGCGAAGCTGCGGGTTCGCATCCGGACGCTGCCTGACTGGTAGCCGCTGGCGGCCAGCGAGCGAGCGCCGGCCTGGGCGTCGAGGAACTTGCGGCGGTAGTGTTCCGATAGCTGGAGGTCGCGCCACGGGTAAGGCAGTGTCAGCAGGCGCGAGCGGGCGCCATCCTTGATGGCCTCCTCCCAGCGGGCGAGCAGCTCGGCAGGCATGTCCCGGCCGCGTGCCGGCTTGCACGCCAGAGAGCCCAGCAGCGTGCTGCTGTCGGGCGTGGCACGCAGAAACTCGACGCCGTTGCTGCCGGTCTGGCGGTAATCCAGCCCCGGCTTCAGTTCGCGCGCTCCTTGCAGCAGGCTCACGATACGCAGCGCATCGGCACCAGAAGGCACTTCCACCTCGGCAAACGGTGTATCTGCCCCAACTACAACAGGCCCATCGCTAACGATCCAAGCGTTACCTTCCGCGCAGAGTTCACGCTGCGCCCATCGCAGCGCATCACGCACCGTCGACGCAGGGCAGCCCGGCACCTCCGGCACCAGGTCATCCACCAGATCGGCGATCGTGGTCATCGAGCCCCCTCGCGAGCGTTAGGGCTGGACGTTGTGGCGCCCTGGATCTTCAAGCCCAGCGCGGCCTGTGCCGACTGCGAATGAAGCGTAGCGCGCTGCAGGTTCGCGGCGTGCTCGGCGTCCTTGCTGAAGGCGCGCGCAAGCACCATGTCCAGCAGGATCGGCGCGTAGCTCTCCGGCAGCCGGAGCGCCTCGACTGAATCGGAGTGTGCCTCGCTCTGCCCGTGGGGCTCAGGCACGCGCGAGTAGACGATTTCCAGCTTGGCCGTCGCCGCAGCGGGCGGGTAGACGTAGAAGCGGCGCGGATCAAGGTCATCGAAGACGAAGTGCTCGATCGCCTCGGTCTGCGGCTCACCGTGCCAGCGCCGACGCGCTGCATCGAGCGTGCCCCGGTCGATTGGCGTCACGATCAACCCTTGCGCCTTACTGGAGAGGTTGCGCACCACCCCCAGCAGCCGGTCGGCCTGGGCCGGCAGTTCCTGGCGCGTACCGGCGACACAGCCAAATTCGGCATTGACGGCGTTGGCGCTCGGACGGATCGCCAGCACAGTCGCGTAGGCCTCGTTGAGCCAGTCCAGCAGCTCGAGGTTGGTCCAGCGGGTGCCGTCCTGCGTGATCTCCTGCAGGACGGTGCGCGCCCGCCGCAGCAGGTCACCAACAGTGGTCACGGCTTATACCTCTTCCAAATCGGCCAGCGCTGCCAGTGCGGGCGTCCAGATGAAGGTGCGACCGGTGCTCTTGTTGCGCAGCAGGCGATTACTTGCTACGGGCGCTGGGGCGGGCGCAGGCGCCTCGTCCAGGGCTGGCGGGGTTACTGGCGCCTGAACAGGGACCGCGGACGGTTTGGCGGTTGCTGCAGGCGCGGGCGCGGGCGCAGCAACAGCCGTGGCGACCGTGGTGGCAGCCGGATTCTCAGCAGGCGCGCCAGTGGTGTCACCGGCACTGTCGGCCGGGCCCGAACCTTCGCCAATGGTGGCATCGCCTTTGGCGTCGCCGCCATCTGCGTCGCCGCCCTCTTCTTCGGCAGTTTCGCCAAGCCCTTTCAGAACCTCGGCGCGCAGCGCCTTCAGCGACTTGCGCTTGTCCAGATCGAGGGACAGCTCGACCTTCACCAGCGACTCGAGGGCGTCCTTGGTCGCCGCAGCCTTCACGGCTGCAATCAGTTCAGCTAGTTCCATGGATCGTTGCTCCAGATACGGCAAAGCCGCCCCAAAGGACGGCCATGCTGCAGGGTTAGCCGCGAGCGGCGTACAGGTGGCCCATGGCCTTCGGGTCGATGACCTTCGAGCCGTAGACGTTGAGGCCGCGCACCAGCTTGCCGAAGTCCTGCGGGTTGGGCAGGGTCTCCATCTGGGTCATCTGGCTGGCGAAGGTCAGCGCCTTCTTGTGGCCGAACATGATATTGGTCGCCTTCTTCGCCGCTACGGCGTCGTCGACGATGCTCATGTTGTTGCTGATGTACACCGTGAAGCGATCCAGGGTGCCCAGCTTGCCGTTGCGGAAGACCGACTGGGCGTCGCCCATGATCGAGGCGTCCTTGAGGTCGGACTTCTTGAGCATGCCGCTCATCCAAGCCGGCAGGATGATCCAGCGGCCGGTTTCTGGCACGTTCTGCTCATCAAGTACCGAGCCGCAGTCCACCAATACGTCGAGGACGTTGTCCTTGGTGATCGCGATCGGCGCACCGGCAGCGCCGAGGTTGTAGCTGGCCGACTTGACGCCCGCGGTGGCGCCAGCGTTCTCGGCGGCCGCATCGGCGTAGTGGCGCGCCAGGATGTCGGTGTCGATGGCGATCTTCATCTGCTCGCCGCCGTCGTCCGAAAACTCGTCCATCAGCTTGATGTCGGCCTGGTAGCGGTCGATGTCGTTGACCTCGAAGGCGAAGTACTTCGCCTTGTCGATCTGCAGCTCGACCTTGTCGCTGATCGGCTTCTCGTAGGTGAGGCCGCCACCGATCTGGTAGTCCTTGATGGTGATCGACGGCACGGTGCGGATCTGCACGGTATCGCCCTTGTTCTTGATCTCGCCCTCGTAGTCGGTGTTGGCGATCTCGCCGAAACAGGTGGAGGCGTAGAGCTTCTCCACCAGCTTGCCGGACCAGATCTCCGGAATGAAGCCGGCAGAGCTGGACGAGCTGTAGTTGGGTACGCCAGCGGCGCGGGTTGGACCTGCCATGTTGTGTTACTCCTGAGCGTGACGCCTCACGGCGTTACAGGGCGCTCTCAGCGGATGCGGCCCTGGGCCTGAGCGGCAAAGATGTCGGTTTCGATTGCGGCGGCCTGATCCTTGGGATAGCTCGCCTTGTTCCGGTAGAACTCGCTGATTTCAGCGCGCGACCAGACCTTGCCCTGCTGCGGTTCTGGCGCAGCGGAGCGGGCCTGGCGCGGCTGGACCAGCTCGCCCGGAATGGGTTCTTGCGATGCCTTCGGCGCTACGGCGGCGAAGGACTTGAAGACCGCAGCCACTCGATAGGCATCGAGCGCTTGCTGAGCCCCGACCAGCAGTTGCTGGCGAGGCTGGCCACTCAGCGGATCGATCTCGGCGAGCCACTGATGGAACGCCGGATCGGCGTTGACGGCGCGGAAGTTCGGCACCTGCGCTTCGAGGTCGGTCCAAAAGCGCGCTTCGGCGTCCTGTCGCTTCTCTTCACGTAGCTGACCCAGCTCGCTCTTGATCTCCTGCAGGTCGCCGTTGTTGCTTGGGGCGGCGGCGCTGCCGGCGACACGCTTGATCAGGTTCACCAGATCCGGGCCGTACTCTTCGATCTCCGCTTCGGTCAGGTCGGACATCGCCTCTTGGGCTCGCTGAACCGCCGACGCCGGTTGTTGCTTGTCGGCGGCAGCCAGCTGGTCTTTCAGCGTGGCGATTTCCTTGCGCAGCGCGGGAACCTCGGCGTTGTATTTGCCTTGCAGCACATCGAAGCGGTGACGCCAGTAGGTAGCGTCCCGGGTTTCGGGCTGGGGTTCAGGTGCGGGTTGCGCGGCAGGCTCGACGGGCGTTGGCTGCTGCTCGGACTCGGGAGCCGCTGCGGGAGCGGGGTTCTCGTTGCCTTCGGTGGCCGGCTGATTCAGCTGGTCCTGCAGCGCCTTGGCGGCGTCCGCCTGGTCTTGCACTGAGCGGGGTAGCATTTGCGGTCTTCTCCAAACAGGGTGAGCCAGCGGCTTGCTGGGGTTCACATGGCGGGGTTCTGGATTCGCCTATGCCTGGCCGAGGCATGGCGAGCAGTCGCCCATAAAAAAACCGCCTCGAGGGGCGGCTTTGTTATGAGTGCTGTCTGGCGATCTCCCTGCTGGCCTCGATGGCTTGCAGGAGTTCGCGTAAGGCTCCGGCGCGTCCCTGCAGCCGGTATAGGGTTTCGGTGGAGCTGGATTGCTCCAGGGCGTCGCGCTCATCCTTGATAGCCTGGCGCAGCGCCTGCTTGAGGCATTGCCAGTCCGGGCTGTTGTTGGACTCCAGCCGGGCCAGCGCCTTGTATTCCTCCTGGGATAGGTCCACCCATTCCTCCGAGTGCTTGCAGTTGCCCCATCAGGGCTTGGATTTCCAGCATGATCCGCTGGGTTTCGGCCTGACTCTTGCCGGCGTCGGCCTGCTTCTTTGCTGCGTCTGCCTGAACCTTGCCGGCCTCCAGCTGCATCTGTTGCGCTTGCTGCTCGCCCTGCTGCTTGTTCTGCTGCTCGACGCGACCCTTGATCTCGTCGTCTTCGGGAACCAGCCCCGGCATGTCGAGCTGATCGGCGATGCTGCGCAGCAATCGCGCGCGGCCTTCCACGCCGATGATCTGCATGTCCGCCTCGTTGCCGGTGGCGGCCAGGAACTGCTGGCGGGCCTGCTGGGTCTGCTCGCGCAGCAGCATGGCGCTGGCTCCGCGCGGCACCACGCGGCAGTCACCCTTGATCGACATGTCGGGGCTGTAGCGCATGTTGAACAGCCAGAGCGCGGCGATCACACGGCTGGTCACGCCGCGGTCGATATGCCGGATGGCGTCCTTGATGCCCTTGTTCGCGCTCTCCAGCAGCATGGACAGGCCGCTGGCGGTGTTGCCCGCCCCGCCGACCTTCTCGTTGCCATAGGAGTAGCGCGGGATGTTCGTCGCGTCGTCCGCGCGCTGCTCCCACTGGGCGTACACCTGCATCAGCTCGCCCGCGCGGCTGTCAGGCTGGTAGAAGCGAATGGCCGGCTGCTGCGACCCGGTACCGGTGCGGTCGCTCTTGGTCCGCCAGCGCTTCATCGGGAAAATCTCGTTGGGATTCTCCTCCGGCATCAGGCGATCCATGGATATCTCGATCTGCGGGCCGCTGGCGAACGCCATGTTGTTCGCTTGCGCCCGGGCGACGGCGCAGCACATATCCTGCACGTCGGACATCAGCTCAGGAATACCGATGCCCCAGAAGGAGCCCGGTACCAGCTGGAACGACGCCTTGTGGTAAGGGCGCGCGCCCATGGGGTTACGGTTGATCACGCAGCGGATCACATGCCGGCCGATCAGGATGGCGTCGATCTCGTATTCGCCCAGCGGGTCGTCAACCTGTTCGGGCGTCATGCCCCACTGCAGCAGGATCAGGCCTTGGGCGCTGCCCCAGTAATGCAGCCCCTCGATGGTCTCGCCCTGGTTGGTCATCCAGTCGTGGCTGCGGTCTTCCAGACGCGCACGCTCGGAGTCGGTGGCCAGCCACTCGCGCAGGCCGCCGCGGCCATGCTCGACCAGCACCTGTTCGATGGCGTCGTCCTTGTAGCCCGGCACACCGCGCAGTCGGTTCAGGTGTGCACGGGTATAGCGCTCGCGCTCGATCAGGTAAGCGCCGTCGTCGATGTCCGACGAATCCGGCGAGGGGTACAGGTCATACGGCGAGACGCGGGCGAACTGAGGCTTGATCGCCTCCACCTCGATCATCTGCCAGCCTTCCTTCCAGGCGAACTCGGGCACGCGCTGCAGCAGCGGGCCGCGCAGAAAGGCCGCGGGATAGGTCACGAAGTCGTCTATGAACGCTTCCAGCGCCTCACTCCAGCCGCCCTCTTCCAGCTGGTCGTTGATCACCTCTTCATGGCGGTCGGCGATCTGCCGGGCCTTGTTCTGCACCTCGCGGCGCAGCAGGTCTTCCAGCTGCTGCTTGTCCATGCCCTGCGCCCGCTCACCGAGGCGTTGAGCAAAGGCGGTCAGGTAGTCCGGCGGGATCTCGGCAACCGGCGTCGGGTCCAGCCCCCACGGCCTGCCATTGGCGGGCATGAGGATGTCGCGGATCCACGCCGCTGCCGCACGGCATTTGGTGGTGGTCAGCTTCGGATAGAGCTCGCTGCCGCCTTCCTCGCGGATTGCGCGCAGCTTGTCCGCGTCGTACTCGCCCTTCTGCCGGCGAGCGCAGTCCAGCAGGCGCCGTTCAATGGACTGCTTGGCCGTCTTCGCCGCCTCGAAGGCGCCGCGAATGTGGCCGGACAGCGAGCTTTCCACCGCCTGCATGCGCCGGGCTTCGTCCTGGCGCAGCTGTTCGGCTTCTTCCTCGGCTTTCAGCTCGCCAGCGGATTGGAAACGCAGCAGACCCAGGTTCATCATGCGCCCTCCATCTGCCGGTAAACCTGAGCCACCTCGGCCCGGCGGTCATTGCGGCGCTGCAGGGCAGCAATGCGAATGCCCTGAACGTTCTCCACCAGCTCGCGCATGTACCCGGCGGGGTTGGCGGCGAACTCGGCCAGCTTCACGCGCACCTCGAGCCCCATACCGTCGGCGACGTCGAACTTGAACTGGATGGCCGGGTGCTCGTCGTGGTTTTCCACCACCAGCACCGGGTCCACCTGAATGTTGGCCACGTCGTTGCGCACCTGGTGGGACGGCACAGCCAGCGGCGCCAACTTGGACGCGATGAAGCTCGCCACCTGTCGATGCTCAACGGTGATGAAAAGGTTGCTGCTCATGTGTGTGCGTTCCAGTTGCGGCGTCCGCGCTCGGTATTGGGCGCAGTCGGCGTGCTGTTCATGCCGATGGACAGTTCAAACAGTCCGCTCCGGGCGAGTGTTTCGAATGCTTTGGCGCCGTGTGACGCCCAGTCGTGACGCGGAGTCGCCCGGTACACGCCCAGCCGGTCGTCCCATTCCTTGCGGTAGTTGTCCAGGCAGTCGACCAGCCGATCCACGCCGACCACCTTGTCATCGCCGCCAACGTCGACCTGCTCGGCAAACCAGCACATCGGCAGGAACTGGCGCACCGCCTCGATGCCTTCGGCGTGGTTGCTGATCCGCGGCACGATCTCGAAGCGGATGCCGAACTGCGCAGCGGTATCGACGCGGCTCTTGCCGTTCCCGAGCTCGCGCACCGCCAGGTCGTGCGGCCCATAGTGCTGGCCGTAGGTGTAGCCCTTCTCGCGCAGCTTGCGGGCGTAGAACTCCAGCCCTTCGCCGCTGTGCTCCAGGTAGTCGATGATCCGCACCTCGCGGCCGATCACCTGGCAGAACACGATGGACATGGCGTCCGACATGCCCAAGTCCCACGCAGTGATGACCGGCAGCGACGGGTTGTAGGCGGCCTTCGTCGTGATGCGACCGTTCTTGCGCAGCCAGCGCATCTGCTGCATGTAGTAGGCGCCGTCGACACTCTGCGCAAAGGCCTCGTCCGGCGTGGACGGGTACTCGCGCTTCATGTCGTCCTTCAGCACCTCGGCTTTCTTCGCATACCACGCCTGCTGCGCCGCATCGGTCTTGATCCGGTACTTCGCGTCCAGCTCGGCGAAGTAATCGTGCAGCCAGCTCGGCACCACCACGCCGACGGGGTCCAGGCGATAGCCCGGCTCGTCCCACCACGGGAAGAAGTGAAACTGGAAGTCCATCAGGGTCGGCAGTTTGCCGGCCTCGGACAGCTTCTGCGCCGTGGCGCAGTAATCGTGGAAATAGCCCTCACGCCCTTCGGCGGTGCTCTCCAGCGTCACCTGGTTGCCCAGGCCGACCGCCTCGAAGGCGCCGGTGACAATCTCCTGCGCCTTGTCCGGGTACTTGCGGCAGATCTTGCCGAACTCACTGACGTGCAGGCGCTGCAGCGTGCCGCCCCGGTAGCTGGTCGAGACACGAATGCTCGAACCGTTGTCGAACACATAGCCTTCGCCGCGGTCGCTGGTCGGCGCCGGCAGCTTGAGATCCAGCGCCTTGAAGATCGCCATCCACGCCGATTGGCGCAGCTGGTCGTAGGCGAACTTGATCTTGTTCCGAAAGATGTCCTTCGCGTCTTCCAGCGCGTGCGCGATGCAGCCTGCCGAGAAGTTCTCGGTGAACAGGCAGTCATCCAGCGCATCGATCATCTCGAAGGTGGTGAAGCCCAGCTGTCGCGCCTTCAGGATCACGTTGCGGCAGTGGCCACGGATGAACCGTTCGCGCTGCTGCTTGTTCGGACGGAAGGTGCGCGTCTTGCCGTTCTTGTCCTTGATCTTGTAGAGCGTGTTCAGTCGGTACCACTTGTTGTCCAGCGCACGCAGCAGGTCGGCCGGATCGGTCAGCTTGCCCTCGCGATGCAGCCGCAGCCACCGCTCACCCTCGAAGACGACGGCGGCCGGCGCCCTACTCTTCGACACCTGGCGCGACCTCGGCCAGCAGCTCTTTCAGTGTCTTGCCGATGTTGTCCTTGTCCTCGACGTCGAGGCCGTAGCTCTGGCGCTCCATCTTCACCACGCGCTCCAGCGCCATGGTGGCGTTGCCCAGCGTCTTGCCGGCGTAGTCCAGAGGCACGTCGATCTCGGCCGCCTCGCCGCTCTTGAGCTGGACGGTCATGGTGCCTTTCTCCAGCTGCCCTTCCAGGCGCTGCATCAGCGTCTCGGCGAGCCCCTTGGCCTTTCGCAGCAAGCGCTGGTGGCCGCGAATGACCTCCGCGCCAGCCTCGGCTGCCTGCTCGATGATCAGTTCGTCAGAATCAGCCCGAGCGACTTCCTTGGTCACGGCGAGGGTGGTTTTCTCCCGCACGCGCTGGCGGATCTGCTCGGACAGGTCGCGCTGCCAGCCGTGATCGGTGGCGCGCTTGCGGATGGCGCCTTCGGACGGGCCATGCAGGCGGCTCAGCTCACGGTTGCTGTACTGGCCGGTTCGATAGTCGCGCTCGACCGCAGCCCAGTCGTAACGGGCCCCTTTCTTTGCGGCCATGGTGTTTCTCCAGATAAAGCGCGGGCGCCTCCCGGCGTGCCGCTATTCGATGGCTGCGGGCCGATGACAGAACAGGCGCACATACGCCTGCAGGCCGCGCAGCTTTGCCTCGTCGAGCGTCACCTGCTCTCGGTGGGCGAAATAAGGTTGTCGAGCGTCTGCAGCGAGCTCGGCGCCTCCATCATCCACGCGGCCGGCGCCGGTATCGGCGGGCACTGCGGGGCAGGAGGCGCGGATGAGCAGCCGGCGACGGCCAGCAGCAACATCGGCAGCAAGGCGCTGGTTCTCATCGCGTGCATTCTTCAGCTCCAGGGTGGCCTGTTGGTCGTGCCGGTCGCGCTCGGCGAATGCCGCCTCGGTCAGCCGGATTGCCTCTTGCAGTTGCGCGACGCCCTGCTGTGACAGCTCCAGCGCACCGGCCAGCCGGTCACGCTCGCCGCCCAGGTAATCCAGTCGCAGCCAGACGGCCAAGACGATGGCCAGCAGCACCGCGCCTGCCAGCAGGTACAGCCTCACAGCCCGACCTTGCGCTTGGCATCCAGCACGGCGTCGACGATCTCGCCGATCTGCCGGTCCTTCTTCGCCTCGCTCCAGGCGAACAAGGCGCGCACCAGCACCCAGGCAGGCAGGCCACAGACGAAGATCAGCCCGCCGATGGCGACCATGCCCACGTCATCGTTCGCCCAGTCGCCGATCTCCAGCCAGCGCACCACGAAGGCGCCGCCGCAGAGGCTCGAAACAGTGGTGCTGATCATCGCCACGACGAACTCGCGCACGGTCTTGGGCAGCGTCATCGCCATGACGACAACGGCCGCAAGGATGGCGATGAAACCGAAGGCGCCCAGCTTGTACAGCGCGATGCCGCCGGCGGCGGTCAGTGGGCCTGGCTCGGACATTGAGTAGATACCTGTGTGCTTCACGCGGGCACTCCCGGCACTCGGCCTGGTGGTGTCATGTAAATCCCGACGCTCGCGCGCTGCGATCCGCCAGAGAGCAAAGACCCAGGCCGAGCGCCGGAAAGAGGTGCCCAGCCGAAGCCGGGCGGTTTGTGGCAACGTCTCCCGACGTGACCCTGGCAGCGCCTCGCGGCGGGGCCAGATACGAAAAGGCCCCGCACTTGGCGGGGCCTTGAAAGTTGTGCACGTCTTTCCGCGCTGTCTGCCAAAGAGCTATCTGCCGCTGGCACCCCAATGCACCAGTCTCAGCTGATCGCCCTCGCGCCGAGCCCCCGTAGGGTAGGAACTGGCCCGCGCGGGCTGCCGGTGTTTTTCAATGACCACCCCACCGCCGGCTGGGAATGTCCAGGCTCTCCCAAAGGCCGCCCTGGCTGCGGACACAAACGCCACCAACAAAAAAGCCCGACACGATGGCCGGGCTTTCTTTGGGGTGCTGCTTTACACAATGACGAAAATGTACGCGAATGCTCGACATGGCGTCAAGCGAGAGATCCTAAGTTAAATCCGTTAATCGATGCGATCGTTCCGCGCCAAAGCACGCCCTGCCTGCTAGGTACAGACCCGCTGGCCGTTATGATCTTTGCATCCTTCAGGTGGATGAACTGCGGAGGGAGCCGGGCAGCTTCCTGGTCATCCTCCTGTCCGCGCTCCCCTAGTTTCCGAAAGCTTGCCTCGACCTCGCTTCCATCTCCAGGCATTCCGCCAGCGAACAATTCCCCGAATGCAGCGAAGTACTTCTCGGCTGATATCAGCGTCCCAGTCACCATTCCGCTGCCAACGGTCAGAGTCACACCGAACTCAAGGCCGCTATCGTTGGCCATTGATACCAGCTTCTGAAGAAACCAGTCGATGCGTCGGCCGTCCCACTCACGGGCCATGAAAGTTTCGAGATAAAATTCCTCGGGATCTTGAGCGACCTGATCAGTCGTTGTTTCGGTCATAGGTATAGCTCCTGCGTTTGGAGCGGCAGTTATAGCATGGCAACAAGCCATGACTGGTGCAGGCGGCGTGTAGCCATTGTCATGCCGCGCTTAACGCTTGCTCCAGTGCCGACTCCACAGGATCGAGCGCCTTCTGGTCGATCTCACCGATCGTACGCTGCAGGCTTTCCCAGATCGAGGCCCAGTCACGTGACCATTGGCTGACGGTGATCTTTTCGCCATACCAGTCGGCGACAAATTCGGCGATGCGGCCCGGCGTCCACTCGTCACGCCCACCTGTCACGACCCCCTGATATGACATCAGCGCCGGCAACACCAGGCAGTACGCTCGCGACTCCTTCACTTTCGTCAGCCCGGCCGGTTTTTCCCAGCCAAACCAAACCAGCGTGCGCGCAACATCCTGATCGCGGGCATTGGCCAACGGCGAGTAGAGGTAATGCCCGAAGTGCTGCAGCGGCTTGTTCAGCGAGGCGATTGCGTGCTGGATACGCCCCATCGTCATCATGTGAGCGCACCGCGACGAACTGTTGTCCCGGGCAGAACGGCGCGTCTCCTGCACTTCCATTCGCTGCGCCACGACCTTGACCCTACTTTCCTCCTCGTCACCCACGGCCGCGAACACTGCCTCGATTGTCTTGCGCTTCGCAGCGGCGCGCTTTGTTTCGATCTTCGCGTGGTCCATGGTTGCGGCCGTAATCGAGCCGCGAGACTCATACTGCGAATCGCGCCAAGCCTGGCGTGCTGTGATCAGTCGCATATCCCTTCCCCTATTGCGCAGTGCGTACAAATTGCGCACTTTGCGTACGCAGTGATTCAGTGTTTTTCTTCTCAACGGCGCGTGCCGCCTGGTTTTGCGCAGCGTTCGCATGTGCGTAGTTCATGCGCAGTTGGCCCCGTGCCGTGCGATCAAGATGGCGTCAGCCACGGCCTGGCCTTTCCCCTTCAGATCGAGGATCCGCAGATCCGGATAAAGCTGGATGGCGCGGCTGCGTGCTGCGTCCTTGTCGGTGCCTACTAGGCCCGCGCGCTTCTTCCAGGCCTGCGGGGTCACCAGCGTGTACGGGATAGCCATGCCCTGGAGGATTCCTTCCACAACTCCGGCTGCATGGCCGAAGGTGAACATCGAAGACGCCCCGCTCTTGCGCTCGCCGCCCCCTGGCATGGCTCCAACCTGCTCGAGATAGGCGTGCGCGTTGAACTCGCCGATGGTCTCGCGGATGAAAGCGGCCACCGCAGCGCCGTTCACCCGGCTTTTCGTGCCGACCTTCACTGTAGGCATGTTCAGGTGCGCCACGTAGTTGCCGCCGTCAGTCATCACGACAAGAGCACCGGTACAGCCTGGATCAATCCCTAGAATCACTGCGTAGCTCCAATGTCGATGTTGATTACGCGCAGCACTTCTTCGCGGCTGCTCACATAGGCCAGCGGAGCATTGCCGCCGGGCCTGGTCACCACGAATCGCTGCTCAGGCAGTCGGCAGATCGCCACGGTGTAGCCGCCATCGGTCACCCAGCAGTCCTTGATCGGGTCGCCGTCCCGGTTTTTCTTCTGCGCCCACTTCATGCCGCTGCTCCCTTCACCACCAAAAGCCCGGCCCCTACTAGGGACTCATGTGTCTCTGCGATAGCCCGCGGGATGTCCTGCCAGTCCACCTGCCCCTGGCGGCGGCCATCCAGCACGTCGTGGCAATTGGCGCAGGCGTAAACCGCCACGGTGTCGAAGCCCTTCATGCCGACGCCCTTCTGCCCGCACGGGATGTGCGCAAGCACCGTGGTGGCCGGGTCGAAGCTGCAGATGCCCGGCATGCGGACGGTGCAGTCCTTGCCGCGGGCGCTGTCGCGGACCTTCTTGCTGGCGATCTTCATGCCGCACGCTCCCGATCCATCAGTTCGGCCATCTGCTCGATCTGCGCCTGGTCGCAATCGGGCCAGTAGCGCTCGGCCAGGTGCTGGCAGATCCCCGCGTAGAACCGTTCGAATTCGCCCTGCTCCATCCTGTCGAACGCCAGGCTCTGCGCTACCAGCACGTCGATCTGCTTGATTTCCGGCAGCACGGCCTTGAGCATCCGCGTCGCAGCGGCGCCAAGCATCGTCTCGGCTGCAGCCAGGATCGCGGTCACCACCGGTGCAGCATCGATCTGCTCTACCTCGCAACACACGCCGGATTCGCGCTGCAGGCGCTTGATGGCGGCGTGCTGGTCCAGCCCCTCGAACCCTTCGAGCTGAGCCACTGCCAGGCCCCCAAGCAGATGCGCCCTGCGATGCTGGCCCAGGTGCCGCGGCTTGCTCAGTTCGGCCCGCAGGTCATCGCCCATCCGGTAACCACGGTCACGCATCAGTCGGCGATCGGTTGCGAAGCGCGGCACCAGAGCACCAACCACTTCCCCAGTGCTCTCGATCACTGCCCGCTCCACGCGAAACAGGATGTGCCGGCGCTCCTTGCGCTTACGGCGTGTGGCGAGCTTGTCAGCCATGGGCAGCACCTCGCACCGCCTGGCGCAGCCCGGCCAGTGCGGCGCGGCCAACCTCCGGCGTACGGACAGTCACCGTCTCCGGCAGCGCCTTGGGGATCTCGCGCAGCGGCTCGCCGGCCAGCAGCATGCGTACCGTCGCCACGTAGCTGCGCTCGAACAGGCGGCGGCTCACTTCCTCGCTCAGGGTGCGCAGTGCGTGGAATCCGGCCTCACAGGCTGCGTGGTACACCCCGGGGTGCGACCACTGCCCATCGGCAGCAGGGTGCGAGTTGCGGCAGGCCTCGGCATAGGCGCGCTCCAGCGGCGGCAGGCCGAGCATTTCGGGCGTCGGCTGGCACCACTTCACGAACCGCCCGACGCTCGGGGCGAAGTCACCGCCGTGCTGGCGGCATTGCTCGATGCCGAGGCGGATCTGCTCGATGGTGCTGATCCGTGCCGACATGAAGCCCTTGATCCACGACCGCTTTGCCGCATCCAGCGCCCTGGTCGTCGGCCAGGCCTGCTTCCACGCCGGGAAGATCGACTGCAGCTCGCGAAACAGCGCGTTGACCACCTCGGCGGTACCCGGGTCGACGTCACGCGCCGGAGCCGACACGGTCGGCAGGCTTGCTGGCAGGTTTTCCGGAGTGAGACCGGCGACGATGTCCTTGGCGTTTTTCATCACAGCTCTCCCAGATCCTTGGCCCACTCGGTACTTTCGAAATCAGGCTCTGCCGCTGGCGCTCCGCGGCGCGAGTTGGCCCGGTCCTGCTCCTCGAGCACCCAGTTGCGCCAGGCGGCCACCCAGTCGACCTTGGTCTTGCCGTTGCCGCGCCAGTAGTTCACGAACTTCTCGGTCGCCAGGCTCAGGTTCACCCCTGGCGCCCGGTCTCTCGCCCAGCGAGCCATGTCCGTGGTCAGCAGGAAGGTGTCCGGCAATCGGGTGCCGCGCTTGGCCTTGGTCGCCGGCTTGGGCTCTGGTTGCTCACCCTGGTCAGGCGAATCGTCCTGCGCGCCGCCCCCGGCAGGGGGGCTTAAGGGGGTATTGCTTTTACTCTTCTCTACATCTTCTTTAGGTAACGCATCGCTAACGTTCGCAGCGTTACCCTTGGCGTTACCTTTACCGTTAGCAGCCTTGTGCGCAGCGACCCGTTTAGCCGTGAGAAGCCTGTTCTTGGCGGTTTTGCCGTTGTGGCGGTCGAAATTGGGCAGACTGATCGTGCCGTCGGCCTCGACCATCCATCCCACCGATTTCATGTGTTCACAGAAACCGGTAACGCCAACCATCCGATCCAGTAACCGCTTGCTAACGCTCGGAGCGTTACCGTCTGCCGTCTGTTGATCGAACCAGCCCCACACGCGCAGCAGCTTGCCCACCACCGCATCACAATCGATGTCAGCAGCGTCCGCGATCTGGCAGACCTCAGGCTTATCGAGGGTGATCAGTTCGAACTTGATCCAGTCACCAGCCATGATTGAAACCTCGCAGCAGGCCCTTCTAGGGCCTTCGAAGGCGCCCCCGAAGGGGCGCTGTTATCCCTTGACCAGCTGCAAGCGCTGACCCATCAGCGGCAGCGCGTACAACTGCTGCTGCAAGTTCTCCAGCGCCACCTGCAACATCGCCTCGTTGATCGAGCAGGCGCGGCGTGCGGCCTCCTGCTTCAACGCACCCTGCTCTGCATGGCTCAGCCGACCAATCGCGGCCTCGCAAACCTCATTCGTGAACATTGGCATTCCCCTCCCCTCGCCCTTCTCAGGGCCTTTCAGGCTGATTTGGTATCGCCCACACTGAGCTGGAGCGATTGCTTGGCAAGGCCGAACACCAGCTCGCTCAGCTCTTCCTGGCTTATTGGCTCGCCTCGGAACAGCGCGGTCAGCAGATGGGCCTGTTGCTGCAGCAGCATCGCGGCCAGTACCTGCTCCTGCTGGCCGCCCTGCTGCAGGCGATGACCGATGAACATGCAGTCGCGCGCGTAACCGGTGAGGTTCTCTGCATGCGCCAGGCGTGACGCCTGGATCAGCTCCTCATGGTCTTCGGTACAGACGCGGACCTTGATCTCTCTGATCAGGTGCGTACCGGGTGCCCGGCGGCGGCGATCTTCACAAAGCTTCGTTTGGGTCATGGCTCTTTGCTCCTGGTGGTGGATATGGGTGACGCGGTACAGCTGGGGCGCTCAGCGCCCCAGGAATTCGGGCTCAGTCCTTGGCGATGCGCTGGAGCGTGCCGGCGAGCTTCTCGGCGCTCTCCAGCAGCTCCCTGGCTTCCTGGGTGGATAGATCGGTTTCACGACGGCCGCGGCGGTCGGCTGGTTTGCGCGGGGCTCGGCGTTCGCCTTGTTGGGCAGGCTTAGGGCTGGCCTGCTGGGTCGCCGTCTTCGTTGGGGCTGCCTCAGCAAGCAGCCATTCGGCGGTGAACTGGCCAGCGGACGCATCAGCGAGCCGGGAGGCGTAATGGGTTTCACCCGTGTATTCAGTGCGAGGAAGGGTTCCTGAGCTCAGCCATTTGTAGATTGCCCGCTGGCTTACCCCACATAGAGTTGCTGCCTGCGCAACCCCTCCGAGCTTATTGATGGCTTCTTTTAATGCGCTCACCACGAGGTCTCCGAGCATTTATGAACTTAAGGTACATATTATGCCGGTACTGAAAGTACACGCAAGCGCGTGGGATATTGAACCTATGGTTCAGTCGGATGATCTGCGTAGCGAATTTGTCGCTCGCTTAAAAAAAGCTCTAGCTCACGCCGGCATTCCCGAGTGGGGCGCTGGCGTTCGCCTCGCGGAAATGACAGGAAAAACCCCGAAGGCTTCGAGCAAGTGGTGGAACGCAGAGTCCATGCCAGGTCGCGCCAACATGGTTGCTATCGCCAATGAGCTTGGCGTGCGCGTTGAGTGGCTGCAGTACGGCGAGGGCGCCATGGTTGCGCCTGCCGAAAATACGGAGTCATGCGTCGGCGAAGACAGCCCAGCTCGGTCGGCTACCGCAGAGCAGGCCAACTTGCTCGCAATGATCACCACGCCGCGCTCGCGCCGCGCCCTGGAAAGAATCGCACGGGCGGCCGCTCAGGGCCGGCTTACGGATGAAGACGTGCAATTACTGGATCGCATCGCTGCTCGTTTCGAAAGCGCGCCGACAGAGCACGCAAAAGGCCGGGCGGGAAGCTATGAAAAGCTCAGGGGAAAACTGAAGGCCGATGATCGAAATTCTAAGCAGTGACGCTTTTGGGGGTACGCTCCGCGAACCGGCGAGCAAGGGGATAAGTCCGATTTTCAGAGCCAAGGTTCGCACCGCGGCCGGCTCGATTCGCTGCTACGTAAAGCCGCTCACCGACCAGATCCAGTGCCCGACTACAGGGCGGTACGTAGCCAACCAGGAGCTGATCAACGAGGCGCTAGGCCACGTGCTCGCCAAGTCCTGTGGGCTGACCGTTCCGTCTACGGCCGGCATCATCATGCTTGACCGAGAGCAGATCCCAGCTTCGCTCTGGCCTGAGCTGGACAAGGCTGCAGGGCGCCATCAGCAGAAAGACTACTTCTGCTGGTTCAGCCAGGACATGCAGTTCCCGAGCCTTAAACAGCGGCACCTCAGTGGTGCGCAGCTGACCTCTTTGCATGACCGGCGCCTGAAGCGCCTTTCACTAGAGCTGGCCAAGAACCCGGACTCGCCCAAGGTCATCGCGTTCGATGGCTGGCTGATGAACTCGGACCGCAACGCGGGCAACTTACTTGCGTCCGGGCCAAACAGCCTGACGCTCATCGATCACGGGCGCATCCTCAACTTCCCCAACTGGACGCCCGGGCGCACCGGCACCTTCCCCGACCCATGCATAAACAGGCTCCAGTGGCTGATCGACCTGCACAACCCGCACTGGAGCGAGAAGCTGCCCAACTCGGGTATTCGAGTCATGGCATATAATGGCTTTGCAGTGAGCTTCCGGCAGGATGGCGAGAACGCAGCGCGGCAAGTGCTGTCTGAGTTCTTCGAGCAGATCGACATCGACGCCATCATCCAGTTGCTGCAAGATTTGCTCGATCCCGCATCCTACGCCAAGGCGGCAGGCCATTTGATATGAACGCAGTCGCCCGACTACGCTCCCGATTAACTGAGAAGCGCTCAGATACTCCTGTCGTCAAAGGGTACTGGCGGCCGATCAGCGTTTGCCTGGACGAAGACTCTGGCGAGTTCCTCAATGTAGGCGTCATGTTTACCCATGCCGGCAGCGTAGAGGTGCGGATGCTCGATAACTTCGATCGCCTCAAGTGCCTATACGAGGACCGTATCGATCATAACGATCTGGCCCACCTGCTCTACGACATCGAAGCGTCGATCATGGACACCGGCGCGGACCTCCCGGACATGCTCAGCGACACCATACGGCTTGGCGCTCCACTGTTCGCATCTGGCGTAAGCGCCGAGGCGGTCGTTGATGAGTTCTATCACGACGTTGTCACGCTTGGCCGGCCCCGCCAAGGCGCCCAGGAATATGCATTCCGCTATCAGTCCACGCCCAAGCTCCGCTCCTCGGTGTTCGATCTGATGAAGCAACGGATGCACATGCAGGCCTCTCGCATCATCCAGACCGAGCGCTTCCAGCTGCCGTTACGCTCCAGCGGGCATCGCATCGAGATGGACGTTCCTCTGCTGAGCGCCAGCGCATCCGGAACCATCGTTTCGGCATGGTATAAGAGCCCTCTGGTGGTGGAGATCAATCTGCTGCAGGCTTCAGCTGACCTGAACCTCATCCGCAGCAACTCCGACCGCCAGGCCGCCGCCATATCGGTTCTGGTTCCCCGCGCCGACAGCGGCCTGACCAGCTTGGAGTTCCGCAAGCACGATGCCGTCACCCGCAGGCAGATCGATCGCATTCGCGCGACAGGCATCGAGGTTATCGAGGCCGGCAACACTGGCGAACTGGCCGACCTGACTGTTGGCTGGTGGCGCGAGCGCTGCGCCTGAGCCAAGCGCATCACCCTTCAAAGGAACTGGATATGGACAAGAGTCGCCCGATTCCTCGAGCGCTACTCATAGGGATGTTCGCGGGTACGGCGCTGCTGGCCTACGTTGCTGGCGTGCTGACAGTCAACCACAGCAAGCCGGCTACCTGGGAGGAATGTATGGTTCGGCATCTCGAAGACGTCCATACCAGCGGCTCGATTGGCGTTCTTGCCCGTTACTGCAATGTCTACCCGAAGGGGCAAGTTCGAACGGCACCGCCTCCGGCGGGCCCCTGGCAAAAATTCGACCCGCAATCAGCCGTGCCGGCAGACTGATGCCGAGCTAGCCACAGCTCGCATCACCCGCCCCTCAAGCCTGCCGCAACACCCTCAGCGCCGCACTAGCCAAGAATCCTGAAGGGCTCTTCTGCTGCGGTTAGCGCTGAACATGCCCATCTCCCCACCCCTCGCAAAGCGAGCAGCATCGTCACGCCAAATTTATGTACTTTTGGTTCTTGACTCAAATGAACCGTTGGTACATATTTATCTCAACGCCACGGCCTAGCCCTGGCAGGGCCTACCAGCCCACCGCTCTTTACCAATGCCGAACCCGCCAGCAGTCCCGACAGGCTTTTGCCTGAGCGACGGCGGATAAAACGACTGCTACCGATGGGTGAACCCCGTCCCACGCATGGCTCTGGTGACCATGCCGGCTCGACCTGTTGATGCGACTGGAATCAGCAGCCCCCGAGACGCGCGGCGAGCACTCCCTGCCGGAGCCAAGATGAGGCGCAACACCGGGACAGTGCAAAGCAGCGAAGTTGAGCCCAGCCGGAGGTGGCCTGTAACCCCGGCCTGACAACCAGAACGACTAGCCGCGCAAGAGCCCAGCAGGTGAGCGCGGCAATCATCTACCCAAGCGCCCATCGAGACAGCCTCTTCCATTCCAATTCATAGCACTGGTCCTGCGATGAAGGAGGCGGCTGCCTGATTGGCGCAGACAGCGAGGGAACTGCAATGAGCAATCAACAGCACGTATATACGGCGCGTAACCGCGACCGCGCGAGCGCGGGCAACTATGGGGCTGCGGCCAAGTATCTGAGCCAAACGGAAGAGCGCACCCTTGAAAAGCGACTGCAAGAGTCACTCCGCAAGGCCAAGGCTGTGCGCGTCGCGAACCGGCTCGCTCAAGACATGCGGGCCAGGACCAGCAGCAACCCGACCGAATGCGGGTTCGCCCGGATCGCGTTCCAGCTCCACGCCATTCGCGACGCGGAGAACCTCGAGGCCCTGCTGTACCGGGACCGATTTGCGGACGGAATGATCACCGCGGCGCTGGTCTTTGGCGTGATCCCGCTGCCGGTGTTCGATCGGCTCAGCAAGCTGCGCAGCAGCGCCTTCTCATACCGCCACCGGGAGTTGCTGCCATGCATGCCCTGAAGGAAATCGCGGGTGGCGCCGGCCTGCTGTTCGTTGTCGCCCCCTTCCTTGCCTATCTGGTCCATGTGGGCCTGCTGGGGGGCATATGACCCGCTACCAGCGCGCCAAGCGCTACGCCTTCTGGCGAGGTTTCGCGATCGCCTTGGCCGTGTTCACCGGCTGGGTCTACCTGAGCGCGCTCGCAGGGGAGATCACCGGATGACCGAGCGCGCCCTGCTGCTTTGCGGCGGCTTCGCCGCAGTGAGCCTCTTCAGCCTGGCGCTCGCCGGGCGGCTGATTATCGAACACACCTTTTCCTGACCGCCCACCCACCTGACCAATGCGCAAGCCCGTAGGGGGCTGCGTGCCTGGAGAACACGATGACTGATATCGCCGTATCCCCCGCCAAGGGGTTCAGCCTCACGCCCCAATCGCTCGACGAGGCCATGCGCTTCGCCGACATCCTCGCCAAGTCCAGCATCGTGCCCAAGGACTTCAGCGGTAACCCCGGCAACATCCTGGTGGCCATCCAGTGGGGTCTTGAGCTTGGCCTGCAGCCGATGCAGGCCATGCAGAACATCGCAGTGATCAACGGGCGCCCGGCGCTGTGGGGCGACGCAGTGATCGCCCTGGTGCGCGGCTCGCCGCTCTGCGAATACATCTACGAGACAGATGACGGCCACATTGCCACCTGCCGCGTGAAGCGTCGCGGCGAGGACGAGCAGGTCCGTACCTTCAGCATGGATGACGCGAAAACTGCCGGGCTGACCGGCAAGTCCGGCCCCTGGACCCAGCACCCCAAGCGCATGCGCCAGATGCGGGCGCGAGCCTTCGCCTTGCGTGACGTCTTCCCCGACGTGCTGCGCGGTATGCCGGTCGCCGAGGAAGTTCAGGACATGCCGGCAGAGCGCGACATGGGCGCGATTCGGACCAGCCAGCCCGCCGAACGCAAATCGCTGGAACAGCAGCCGGCCAGCCTCCCCGCCTACGACGACACCGAGTTCGCCACCAAGCTGGCCGACTGGAAAGACCTGATCGAGGGCGGCAAAACCACCGCCGATCGCATCATCAAGATGTCCGCTTCGAAGGTCGTGCTGACCGACGAGCAGAAACAAGCCATCCGCGACCTCGAGGTAACCGACGCATGAACATGACCATCCACGACGTACAGCAGGGCTCGCCAGAGTGGCATGCCCTGCGCGCGGAGTACTTCACTGCCTCCGAAGCGCCGGCCATGCTCGGCGTCTCCAAGTACCAGAGCCGCAGCGACCTGCTGCAACAGAAGAAAACAGGCCTGGCGCCTGAGGTCGACGCCGCTACCCAGCGGCTGTTCGATAACGGGCACGCCACCGAGGCCGCGGCGCGGCCCATCGTCGAACGCATGATCGGCGAAGACCTCTACCCGGTGGTCGGAACGCGCGGCGGCCTGCTGGCGAGCATGGACGGCATGACGATGCTCGGCGACACCCTGTTCGAGCACAAGGCGCTCAATCAGTCACTGATCCAGCAGATCGCCGCCGGCGAGCTGGAAGCGCACTACTGGGTCCAGCTGGAGCAACAACTGCACGTTTCAGGCGCCGAGCGCGCGATCTTCGTCTGCTCGGACGGCACCGAGGACAACTTCCATCACCTCGAGTACCGCCCGGTGCCCGGCCGCATCGAGCAGATCCTCGCGGGCTGGAAGCAGTTCGAGGAAGACCTGGCCTCCTTCGAGCCCGAGGCGCCTGCCGCGCCCAAGACCGTGGGCCGCACCCCGGAAACGCTGCCAGCGCTGCGCATCGAAGTCACCGGCATGGTCACCAACAGCAACCTAGACGCTTTCAAGGCGCACGCGCTGGACGTGATCGGCGCGATCAATCGCGATCTGGTCACCGATCAGGACTTTGCCGATGCCGAGCAGGCCGTGAAGTGGTGCGGCGATGTCGAAGACCGGCTGAAGGCCGCCAAGCAGCACGCCCTGAGCCAGACGGAGAGCATCGATCGGCTGTTCAGCGCGATCGACGACATCACCGCCGAAGCCCGCAGCACGCGCCTGGAGCTGGACAAGCTGGTCAAGGCGATGAAAGAGCAGCGCCGCCTGGAGATCAAGATGGGCGCGGAGAGCGCCTTCGCGGCCCACGTCGGGGCGATCAACAAGCGCCTGGGCAAGGTGCAACTGCCACCGATCCGCGCCGACTTCGCCGGCGTGATGAAGGGCAAGCGCACCATCGCCACCCTGCAGGACGCCGCCGATACCGAACTGGCCCGGCTGAAGATCGAAGCCAACGCCGCCGCCGAAGCCATCGAAACCAACCTGGCCAGCCTGCGCACTCTGGCCGCCGACCATGCCTTCCTGTTCAGCGATACCCAGCACCTGGTGCTCAAGGACAACGAGGCGCTGGAGGCGATCATCAAGAGCCGCATCGCCGAGCACGAAGCCGAGGAGAAAGCCAAGGCCGAGGCCCGCGCCGAAGCCGAGCGCGAGCGCATCCGCGAGGAAGAGCGCGCCGCCTTGGCGCGCGAGCAGGCCGGCAAGGAGCAGGCCGAGCAATCCGCAGAGCGCGAACGCCTGGCCGCCGAAGCGCCACCACAGCCGGCCGCAGAAATCAGTGACACGGTGTTCGTCGCCGAACTGACCCGGACGCTCGACCTGCACCCGACCGCAACAGCCACCCTGCAGCCGGCAGACGACGGCCAGCGCATCAAGCTGGGCGACATCAATGCCCGCCTGGGCTTCTCGCTGACCGCCGACTTCCTGCGCAGCATCGGCATCGAGCCGGTCGGTCGCGACCGGGCCACGGTGCTCTACCGCGCCTCGGACTTCGCCCGCATCTGCACAAGCCTGATCGCCCACATCGGCAACATCGAGCAGCGCATCGCCGCCTGACCTTCCACCCGATTCGGCGCCCGCACAGGGCGCCTTGACGGAGACTCACATGCACCACCTCACCACACTCAACCTTCCGACCCCGCCGGGCCGGGAGACGGATCGCCGCGCCCTACTTGTCCATGTCGGCGCCTTTCTGGCGGGCGGCGGATCGATCACCCGGCTCGACCACGCCGAGCGTGCACCGCAGAAGCCGTCCTGCTGGAACACCAGCATCACCCGCCAGGCAAAGGCGCGCCGCGAGCAGGAGCGGCAACAGGCCGAGCTTGCTGGGCGCATCGCCGACCTGGCCGTCATCGAGACGGAGCACGGCCCCATCGGGCGCACCTCCTACGAGATTTACAAGGCCCTCAAAGGGCAAGGCTTCAAGCTCAACACCGTGATGGTGGAGCAGATCGCTGCCAAGTACGGCATAGAACTGCGCGACGACGGGCGGTGCCGCGCATGACAGCCAAGTCCGCCACTGACCGCCAGCGTGAGAAGCGCGAGCGCGACAAGCTCGCCGAGGAAGAGCGGCTGGCCCGCCTCCTCTCCCGCTCGATCAAGCTCGATTTGTTCAAGGGCACCGACGCCAAGCTTGTGGAGATGATGGGGCGGGCCGGCATCGACGAGCCCCAAGACTTTATAACCCGCCTGATCCACGGAGCGTACCGGCTAAGCCAGCAAGCGCCGTCCGTCCATGCCGACCTGATCAAAACACCCTAGCCGTCACGCCAATGCGTCACGCACACCATATTTACGCCAGCAAGGAGCCCGTCACATGAGCCGCCTCATCGAACTGACCGAAGGAAACACCAGAATCATCACTGACAACCCGGAGCTGATCAGGGTCGCGCTTGAGATCGAGCTCTCCAGCGCGACCCGCAATGACTGCCCGACCACCCACTCCCCAGGGCAGATGTGGCCAGAGCAAGGCGGCATCTACGCCGGCGTGATGCATGACAACGGCGAGCGCTGGCATCTCATCGTTCCCGTCGAGCATGAGGATCCAGAGCTGGAATGGGGTGGCTACGGCAAGAAGTCGAGCGCCTCAAGCCTGCGCGACGGCGCCAGCAATACCCGAGCGCTGCTCGCTGAAAGTGATCACCCGGCCGCCGAATATGCCGCTGCCTTCAAGCAGGGCGATTTCGGGGACTTCTACCTGCCATCCAAGGCAGAGCTCGCGCTGGCGTGGATCAACGCCCCGGAGTCATTCAAGGATGGCGAATGGTATTGGACCTCGACTGAGTACGCTCCCAACACCTACCGCGCCTGGATCCAGCGCTTCAGCGATGGCTCCCAGTACAACTACGGCAAGACCGATGCGTATCTGGTGCGCCCCGTCCGCAGATTGAAAATTTAGCCTTTATGAATTTGCCCGGCGCGCAGCGCTGGGCGGCTTTTCCCTATCCCTGCATTCCGAGGCAAGCCATGCCGATCCGCCACGCAATCATTCACCTCATCGACAAGAAGCCCGACGGTTCGCCGTCCATTCTTACCGCCCGCAGCTCTGAAGTTGGCGACTCGAGCGCCATGGATAACCTGCTGGCCGACCTCAACGAGAGCTACAATGCCAAGCCTGGCAAGGCCTGGGGCTTGTTTCACGCAGAGTCCGGCGCCTACCCACTCAGCGGCTGGCTGAAAGACTACCTCGACGGCGGCCGTGATTTCGCCAGCTTCAGCCATGACGCGGTCGAGCACCTGCAGCGGCTGATGGAGGAATCCAACCTGGCCACCGGCGGCCACGTGCTGTTCGCGCACTACCAGCAGGGCATGACCGACTACCTCACCATCGCCCTGCTGCATCACAGCGAAGGCGTAGCCGTCAGCGAGGCGCTGGACGTCGAGACGGCCAAGTACCTGGACGTGAGCCAGCTCCACCTGGCTGCGCGCATCAACCTCAGCGAGTGGCGCAACAACGCACAGTCGAGGCAATACATCTCCTGCCTGAAGGGCAAGCAGGGGCGCAGGGCCACGGAGTACTTCCGTGACTTCATCGGCTGCCAGGAGGGCGTCGACGCCCCGAGCGAGACCCGCACCCTGCTCAAGGCCTTCAGCGACTACGTCGAAAGCGAAGACCTGCCGGAGGAACAGGCGCGCGAAAAGACCAGCGCGCTGGTCGACTACGCCACCGCCCAGGCCAAGCTCGGCGAGGCGATCACCCTCGAAGAACTGTCCAGCCTGCTCGATGAAGAGCGCCCCAAGTCCTTCGCCGACTTCATCCGCAACAAGGACTACGGCATGTCTGCCGAATTCCCGGCGGACAAGCGCACCCTCAATCAGTTCCGCCGCTTCACCGGACGCACCGAAGGCCTGTCGATCAGCTTCGAATCGCACCTGCTGGGCTCGAAGGTCGAGTTCGACAAGGCCCGCGACGTGCTGATCATCCGCAACCTACCCACGCAGCTGACCGACCAGCTCAAGCGCGCCTCGACTTAGCGGCGAGCTTTCGCGCAATCCCGTCACGAACTTTCTTTGCCGCCGCTACGCGCGTGGAATGGCGGCGCTTTGCCTGGAGACAGCCATGCAAACCGTAATCTATGCCGGCCTGCGCAGCCCCGCGCGAGACCAGGCCATTGTCGAAGCGCTGCTGGATAAATCTGTACCGGAGCTCGCCAAGGAACTGAAGCTCGCGCCAAGCACCGTGCGGGCGGCGGCCAAACGCATCGCAGCTATGTCTACGTTCCAGCTCACCCTCAAGGGGGGGGGTAAAGACATTCCTATCGGCACTGTTGCCGCCAAGTCGTTCAAACGCGCAGCGCTAGGTGCGTACCGACATTTCTCCGGCACGTTCAAGAATCTCGAGCTGCCGAGCTGGGCCATCACCGATGGCACGAACACCATATCAATCCAGGATCTGCGCAATCTCGATATCGGCTGCGCATCGGTCACGGATGACGACGAGAAGCCCGCCCCATGACCTCACTCAAGAAGCCCGCCCCGCTCGACTTCCGCACCCAGTATGGCCTGCCGCTTACCGAGCAGGATGAAGAAATCAACGTCGATCTGTTCGCCGGCGGCGGCGGCGCCAGCACTGGGCTCGAGATGGGCCTCGGGCGACCGGTGCACATTGCCATCAACCACAACCCGGCTGCGATCAGCATGCACGAAGCCAACCACCCTGGCGCCCTGCACCTGCAGACGGACGTGTGGGAAGTGGACCCGGTGCGCGTGCTAGCCGGGCGCAAGATCGGCTGGTATCACGCCAGCCCCGACTGCACCCATTTCAGCCAGGCCAAGGGCGGCCAGCAGCGAAGCGCCGAGATTCGAAACCTGAGCTGGGTGGTGATCAAGTGGGCTGGGATCGGCCAGCCACGAATCATCAGCCTGGAAAACGTGAAGCAGATCCAGCAATGGGGGCCGCTGATCGCCAAACGAGACAAGGCCACCGGCCGCGTGGTGCGCTGCGACGGCTCGGTCGCAGGCCCCGGCGAGCGCGTGCCGCGCAGTGAGCAGTTCCTGGTGCCGGATCCGAAGCGCAAGGGCTGCACCTGGCGCAAGTTCCTCGGGCAGCTGAAGGCGCTGGGCTACGCCGTCGAGCACCGCATCCTCAAGGCCTGCGACTTCGGCGCACCCACCAGCCGCGAGCGACTGTTTCTGGTCGCCCGGCGCGACGGCGAGCCGATCGTCTGGCCGGCACCTACTCACGCAGCCAGGCCCGCCAAGGGCCAGAAGCCCTACCGTACCGCGGCAGAGTGCATCGACTGGTCGATACCGGGCCAGAGCATCTTCGGCCGCAAGAAGCCACTGGCCGAGGCCACCCTGCGCCGCATCGCCAAGGGCATTCAGCGCGAGGTGCTCGGCAAGGCCCAGCCCTTCATCGTGCCGATCGCCAACTGGTCGCGCGATGCCGTGCAGCCGGTCGACCAGCCGCTCAACACCGTCACGGCCTGGCCGCGCGGCGGCTCGTTTGCGCTGGCCTCGCCGAGTCTGATCCAGGTGGGCTACGGCGAGCGCGCCGGCCAGGCTCCGCGCGCGCCGGGCATGGACAAGCCGCTGGGCACCGTAGTGGCCGGCGGCATCAAGCACGCGCTGGCCACCGCCTTTCTCGCTCAGGCCAACGGCGGTTTCAACACCACGCACTCCAAGCCGCTCGATGACCCCATGACCACCGTCACCAACAGGGGCAGCCAGCAGCAGCTGGTGACGGCCAATCTGGTGACTCTGCGCAAGAACTGCGCCGGTCGCGGAATGGCCGAGCCGGTGCCGACGCTGACCGCCGACGCCGAGCATCACGCCCTGATCCAATGCAAGCTCTCGCCAGACGTGGAGCAAGGCGCGCTGCGCTGCGCGGCTTTCCTCATGAGCTACTACGGTACGGACAATCTGTCGTCACCTGGCGCGCCGCTGCCCACCATCACCACCAAGGACCGCCTGGCGCTGGTCACGGTCTGGATCGGCGGCGACCCTTACGTGATCGTCGACATCTGCCTGCGGATGCTGCAGCCCCATGAACTGTACGCAGCCCAAGGCTTCCCGCCGAACTACATCATCCAGCGCGGGCACGACGGCCGGCTGTTCACCAAGAGCGAGCAGGTGCACATGTGCGGCAACAGCGTAAGCCCGCCGCCGATGGCCGCCATTGCCCGCGCCAACAACCCCTGGCAGACGCAGCGGCAACAGTCGCTCGCCGCCTAACGCCCGCGGAGACAGCCATGGAATGCAAATGCGGCGCCGCCATGAAGGATGCGCAAGCCGTCAACCGGAAGGCCGGCGCCGTCTTCGACTACCAGGTCTGCCGGGGCTGCGGGCGCAACGACTACGGCACCCTGACGGTCGCCGGACGGGTGATCGCCACCGGCAACGAGTCGCAGCGCCTGTTCCTCGCGATGACCGAGGATGTGCCAGCGGAGCCCGCTGCACCGGCAGCCGAGCCGGACGCCTGGACGCCGGCCACCCGCCGGCCGATTGGCGACGGGCTGGTCAAGGTGCGGTTCGCCGCTGGCGGTCACTTCATCGAGCGGCCGTCCTTCTTTGTCGATCGCTGGGAGCTGGTCGAGGCCTGGCAGCCCTACGACAACGGACCGGCGCTGGCCGCCTCCTTCAACCCGCCACCGATCCCGCCCGCGCTGCGCGTCGGTGAGCCGGTACCTGAACCCAAGCGGGCCGCACGCCCGATACCCATCCCGCCGCCGCAGCCAGACGTGCAGCGCGGCATGACACCTAGTCTTTTCTGAGGAAACCCACATGAGCATCGCAGAGAAAATCGCAAGCAGTGACACGCCTTCCGCAGAGTTCCGCTACTTCATCTTCGATCCGCAGAACGGGGACTTCGCCTACTTCCGCACCGCCGAAGACCGCGATGCAGCGGCGGACGGGATCATCCAGAGCTACCTCGACGATGGCTGGGACGAGGAGGTCGAAAACGTCATTGCTGGGGAAGTCACGCACACCTGCGAGAGGGTGAACGTGAAAAATCGCCCGCCAGAGGATGAGATCGACGGCGAAGGGGTCGACGGCGAAGGCGAATACTGGGCCGAGGAATGGGACTGCAAGTGCGACTACGGATTGAAGCCACTCGCTCAGCTCGATCCCGCGCAGGAAGGCTTCTCGGCGGTGGATATGGCAACGGCCGCGGCGAGCGGCTTTCGTGACGGCGAGGCGGCTGCGCGCCGTGCTGCTGCAGGCCAGGAGGAGGCGTAGATGGCTGGCAACATGGAACGAACCCGCAAGTGGTACGGCGTGCCCGCCAAGCGCGGTGGGCGCGTCGTCTACACCGGCGACGGCAAGCAGGAGTTCGGCACCATCCGCAGCGCCCGCAACTGCCGGCTGAACATCCAGCTCGACGGCCTGAAACACACGATGCCGTTCCATCCGACCTGGGAGCTGCAGTACCTGCCCTGGACCGAGACCGAAGCGAAATGAACCGCCCCACCTACTGCCGCACGACAGGCCAACGCATCGGCGAATGCGACTGCCTGCGCTGCACACCGCCCAAGGAGAAGCCCCATGCAGCAAAGAGCCATGACGGCCTACCACGCACTCGGCAATGACGGCGCGCCGCGCACCGCGATCTACGGCCTGCCGACGCTGGGCATCACGCTCAGCCCCGCCGAACTACGCCAACTGGCACGCCAGCTGAACACCATCGCCAACGACGCCGACCAGGGCGCCACCGGCCTCATCAACTACGGATGCGAGGACGCTGCCGCATGAGCCTGCTCAAGCACATCACTCATATCGACGGCACGACCACGGCGGACATCGCCAAGGCGACGGGCCTGCCCATCGCGCAGATCCGCACGGAGCTGACGGTATTGGAACGGGAAGGCAAGGTCGTGCGCGAGCGCGGCAAGGTCGGCTACCCGCACCTGTGGTGGCGCGCCGACCGCAAGCCGCTCGGTGACAAGGAGGTCGTGCTCTGCATGGGCCTCGCCGCGGCCATCCACAAGCACGCCGGCACCCTGCGCAGCGTGCTCGCCCGCCTCTCGACACGCGCCGCTGACCCCAAGCTGCGCTACGTGCTGGGCTTGGCGCAGACCTCACGCAACCCGCATGCCGTGGTAGCTGGCACGCTGCAGTTGTCCTAATTTTTATCCTAAAGCGCAGCCGCCCACCGATGAGCGGCGACGGAGAACTATTGCCCATGGAAAGTGAAATTCTTTCTGACGAAGAGCTGGCCATGATCACCGGTTACCAGGCGCGAGCATGGCAGCGCCGCTGGCTGAACAGTCACGGCTGGCATTACATCGAAAGCCGTGGACGGCGCCCGCTCGTGGGAAGGCAGTACGCAAGGCAGCAGCTTGGCACGCCTGCTGTGGAGCCCCAGCCATCGGCTCCCGCCAAACAGGCGTGGACCCCAGACTTTTCGAAAGTGAACTGACATGCGCCCACGCAAGCCGGAGAACCGCAACCTTCCAATCAACATGTATCGCCGCACTCGCCTGCGAAAAAACGGGAAGGTATGGGTCAGCTATTTTTATCGCGGGCCAGACGGCAAGGACATCTCGCTGGGCAGCGATCTGAATCAGGCTCGCTTACGGTGGGCGGAACTGGAGGCTCGCGACGCGCCGGGCGATCTGAAGCTCATGAAATCCATCCTTGACCGATATGAGCGAGACATTATTCCGGGCAAAGCGCCTCGCACACAGCGAGACAACAAGGCCGAGCTCAAGCAGCTGCGGACGGTTTTCGATAACGCCCCCATCGAAGCGATCACCCCAGCCATGATTGCCCAGTATCGCGACGCAAGGTCCGCCAAGACTCGCGCGAACCGGGAGATCGCCCTGCTCTCCCACGTCTTCAACATCGCTCGCGAGTGGGGCCTTTGCGAGCAGGCGAACCCCTGCATGGGCGTGCGCAAGAACAAGGAAAAGCCACGCGACTACTACGCCAATGACGCCGTATGGGCCGCAGTCTATCAGCAGGCCTGCCACGAATTGCGTGACGCCATGGACCTTGCGTATCTCACTGGGCAACGTCCGGCCGACGTGCTCAGCATGAGGCGTGATGATGTTGTCGACGGGTACCTGTTGGTGAGCCAGGGCAAGACCAGTAAGCGCCTTCGTATCCAGACACAGCATGAGGGCCAACCGAACTCTCTCGGCATCTTGCTCGAGCGAATCGCAACGGGCAACGCGGGTCACCCATCGCCATTTCTGATACTTAATCGTCGCGGCCTTCGAGTGTCGAGGGCGATGCTGCGCAACCGCTGGGATGATGCAAGGGCCGCAGCGGCCTTGGCAGCCGATAAACAGTGCGACCCTGACCTGGCTGGCCGCATCCGCCAATTCCAGTTTCGCGACATCCGGCCGAAGGCCGCCAGCGAGATTCTGGATCTGGCAGACGCCAGCAAGCTGCTTGGCCACACAAAAGAGCAGATCACCGAGCGGGTTTATCGCCGGGTTGGCGCCATCGCGAAGCCGTCGAAATAG